AGGCCATGACCGAGGCCCTGACCGAGGCCCTGACCGAGGCCCCGACCGAGTCCCCGACCGAGGCCCTGACCGAGTCCCTGACCGAGGCCATGACCGAGTCCCCGACCGAGTCCCTGACCGAGTCCCCGACCGAGTCCCTGACCGAGGCCATGACCTTCGGCGGTAGTGATCTCAGGGGCGCGTCTACTAGCGCCAGTGCAACCGGCGATGTACACCAGACGATGTGGCCGTGCCACCGCACGCCGCCGCGCTCATATGCGAGCTTCATCGCTGCTTCGGCCGCTGGGCGATCGGTCGGCGTGGTTGAGAGCCCGTATCCGATCCACTCCTGGGCGATCGCCGGTATCCGCGCGATCTGCTCAGGAGTCAGGCGTTCGATGCGTGTCGGTCGTGCCATCAGTCGGCCACGCGCCTGATGGCTTCTGGGTTGTACTCCCGCTGGTGCCGCACGCAGTAGAGGCCAGGCGGGAGTGGAATAGTCGCGTGCTCCTCATGGCGGAGCTCCGCTCCGTCGCCACCGATCTCCAGGAACCGATCGTCCAGACCCGGCACCGCGAGCAGCCGGAGACTCGGCGTCGCCACGATGGCGTGCGCATGACCGGTGACTTCACCGTAGGCCAGCACGACGCGACCACGGTCAGGCACAACCTCTGCTGCGCCGTAGGGAACGGCGTTGACGGACTCTATCCAGACATCGCCTTGGCGGTACTGCATGGTGATCTCCTCTCGAATCACGAAAAGGTGCGCGGCCCGGTTGGGTCATCCGGGACGGTTCCGCTCGTCAGGCCGTCTACGTCACGGTGACGGGCCGCGCGCCCGAGGCCGGCATCAACCGAGCCCCGGCCAGGCTCAAGCCAGTGCGAATCACGGCGCCACCCGAGGCGGCGATCTGGCCCTCTGCACGCGTGTCCTCCAACCCTCATGTCAGACGGCCACCCGGACGGCACCTGACTGCAAGCGCGCTCGGGTCAGCCGCTCGGCCAGCAGGCTCACCAGCGCCGTCAGCCTCGTCACGCTGGCGCCGTCCGCGAGCGCCTCCACGATCTCGGCGGGCGCCCGCTCGGCCAGCGCCACTCGCAAGTCAGGCGCAGCCGAGGCGCCGTTCCGGGCGCGCACAGCGATCCGATGCGCCAGCCGCTCGACCTCAGCCGTCGGCAGCGCGTCGATCATCTGGGCCGCGAGCGAGCCGCGCTCCTGCGCGGTGAGCGCCTCGCCGATCGCCTCGACGACGGCCGCGTGCGGGAAGTCGAAGAGCGCCCGCGTCAGGTCGCCAGCGTCGAGCGTCGGCGCGCTGAACGTCCGTGTGGTCGCGGCAGCCGGCCGCTTCTGGATCGAGACGCCGCTGCTGCGCGGGGCCGGGTCGAACGGTCGGGAAGCAGCCGGGGGCGCCGGCGCCGTGTCGGTCGGGGTGTCCGCCTCGGCCGATGGGCCGACCTCCCCCGGCTGGTCGGAAGCGGGCGCGTCCTCGCCCGCGAGGGAATCGGCCAGGATCGGCGCCGAGACGCCGTCAGGATGCGGCGTCAGCCCGTCGAACGGATCGGCTGCTGGCGCCGAAGCGCACGGGCATTGCTGGCCCCGGTATTTGCCGCCGCAGTCGGCGCACCATTTCTCGGCGTTCGCCGCGTCGCCGTACGTCTCCTGGCTCTGGTCGGCGTAGTCGGGCGCGTCGTCCGCGAAGTCGCTCGCCTCGGCGCGGCTGCTGACGGACTGACGAACGGGTGCGGTCCGTCCCGCCTTGACGGGCTTCGCCGGCCGCGACAGGTGCGCATCGACCTCGGCCCGCACGTCCTGCGCCGTGGCCTGCTCGCCCTTCAGCTCGCGGACCTTCGCGACGACAGAGCGGACCGCCTCGGGCTGGTCGATGATCGGCGCGATCTCGCGCGCGTGTGCCTCCGGGATCGGTGGGTTCTCTTCAATCCTTGCAACAACACTGCCGCTGGACCCGTCAACAATGTTGACGTCTGAGCCGCCAGCAAGGATGCGGTCGATCATGTAGGCGTTCAGGAGCTGGTGCGCCCGCTGCCGGCTCATGGCGAACTCGGCCCGGATACAGTCGTTCCACGTCGAGTATCCGAGCGCCTGACAGCCCTCGCGTTCTTTCAGGTCGAAGACCAGGCTGCGCACGTCTTCGAGATCGGCCTTGATCCGATTGACGCACGCCCGCGCTTCCTCGGCCGTCATCAACACGGTCGCGGTGGCGGTCGGCGCTTCCAGTTGAGCCGTCACGATACTCGCCTCGCGCATCAGATCGGCTCGTGGCCGGCGGCGATTGCCCGGCGGAACGCCTCAGCGCTGGCCTCGCGCTCCAGGTCGCGACAGATCTGACAGCGGCGCACGTCGGCGTCGAGTCGGCAGGCCAGCGCGTGACGCTTGAACGCCTCGGCGGCCGGCCGTGTGGCGGGGGGGGTGACGATGCGGGCAATAGCCATCAGGCGTACCTCCGGCCGGTCACCGAGCCGATTTTGTTGCGGTGCTTGAGCACCTGTCGGGTCCGCGCCGCCTCGATCTGCATCGGGACTGCTGGCTGTGCCGGCTGGACCCGCTGGCACTCGATGTACGCTTCCACGTCCTCGCGGCGGAAGCGGACGGACCGCCCGATCTTGAGGGCCCCGAGCGCGGCCTGGTTGCGGTGGACCGTGTCCGCCGAGCAGCCGAGCCAGCGCATCACGTCGGCCGTCGTCCACAACGGCTCGACCTCGGCGGGCATTGGTCGCGAGCGTGCGGCGCTCATGACGCCACGGCCTCGGCGGGCTCAGCAGGCTGCGCGACCAGATCCCGCATGACGATTGGGTAGAGCTCGGGGAAGTGGACCGCTGCGCGCTTCACCATCGCGTAACTGACGCGTCGCTTGCCCGAGCGGATGTGATGCCAATGCGGGCGCGTGCATCCCAGGAGCCTCGCGAACTCCGCATCTGACCGTTCGCCCTGGAGGCGGGTCAATTTCTCCGCAAGGCGCTTCGAGACGCCATCGTCAAGCTGCTGCATGCGTACCATCATACGTTACTCCGAATATAGGTGTCAAACAGCTACGTCCATGATAGACTACGGATACGAACGTGTCAAGAGGCTACAGGTGCGAATCCGAATAGATGCGCTGACACGGAGACAGGCGCTAGGTGCTGCACCTATCATGTGTCACATGAGCACATCCACGCTCCCAGACATGCGCGAGGTTGGTAGGCGGATCGCTGACCGGCGGAGCGAGTTAGGGCTGGATCAGGAGCAGTTGGCCGATCAGGCCAAGGTCAGTCGTCCGTACATCTCGCGTCTCGAACGTCAAGATGCCGGACCTGCACTCGATATGAGCGAGTCCGCCGGGGACCGCTTGACGGCGCTTCTGACGGCTCGTCTCGCGGCGGTCTGGTTGAGAAATGGATGGGCGCCGGTCGGGCGCATGAGGCGGCGGCGGGCTCATCTCCCGCGTCCTCCGGCCAGCAAGGCCGGCGCTCTGAACGGCTGAGCTACGCCGCCTCACGCGCCCTGGCGCGCGCCTGCGAGGAGTGTACTACGGCTCCCCCTCGGCGGCCGGCTGGTACTGGCGACAGTTGCACCAGCGGCCATACTGGCGCGGATCGGCGTTGAGCGCCCAGCACTCATTGCGGTTGCCGAGACTGCTGTTCGGTCGGTGGATCGAGTAGGCGTGGCCGCAAACGCAGCGCTGTTCGGGCATCACTCGCTCTCGGCCGGCGCGTACTCCAGAATGTCGCCGGGTTGGACATCGAGTGCTCGGCAGATCTTGTCGAGCGTCTCCAGGTCCACACGAGTGGAGCGGCCGTGGTAGAGCCCGTGCAGCGTGACGTACGACAGGCCGGTTTGCCGCTGAAGCTCGGACAGGTTCATCCGCCGCTCGCCCAGGAGGCGCGAGAGCCGATTCACGATCATGGTGTCGGGCATGATACCCCCCCTGACGGGAGTCTATATGATTCTGACGAAATCCGTCAATAACCTATTGACAATCTATTCAGGATAGTATAGAATGAGGTATCAGAGCACAGGAGTGAGGGATGGTGGAGCAAGAGATCATCTTACGGTTTGTGGCCCTCCGGCAGGCGTTTCGCGATGCCAGCGACGCCTACCGCCAGGTGTACCGCACGGAGCGCGTGCGGGGCGGATTGATCGTCGAGTACATCCACCCCGACCCCGATCTGGTCGCGGAGCGCGAGGCGCAGCGCAGCGCCGCCTCGCGAGAGATGGAGCAGTACGGAACAGCGCACAAGGCGATCATCGCCGAGGCGCTCATGTCGGATGGCCCGTCACTGCACCGCTAACACGCAGCGACGCCCCTGCCGTCATCACCGGCAGGGGCGTCCGCCACACCAGTCTCAGGAGGACTGACGTGACCACCGCAGTGTACACCCCGACCGCTTCGCAGTACGCATCCGCCGCGACGCATCTGGAGATGCGCGCGGAGTGGCGCGGCGTCCGCTGCTGCGTCGAGTGCGGCGCGAAGCACGAGCGCGCGGAGCGGCTGGCAGCCGCCCGGCGCCGCGTCGTCGAGGAGTGGATCTGATGGCAACCATCACGTTCGAGCAGATCGCCGCGCGCGTCGCGGCGCACTACGCGGCCGAGGCTGCCAATCGGCAGCCGCTGGCCGTCGCGTATCAGGCGCTCGACACGCTGCGCGAGTCGCTCGCGACTCGCGCAGCGTGTCGAGCGCTTCGAGATCGTGGACGAGCTGGCCGCCCTGCTCACGGAGCAGTGGCAGGCTGGCGTGATGCCCCGCGAGACCATCGTGCTCGCCGGGCGGATGGGCTGACCGATGACAGCGCAGAAAACCGCGCAGTGCCCGTGTGGCAACCCTCACCCGACCCCGTCGATGGATGAACGATCTGCACTCCACCAGAAACTGAGTGACGCAGTGCAAGCCGTCGATGCGGCGTGGGGCTACGCCAACCGCACGCCGTCCTTGCACGATTTGTCGGATCGCATCAGCCAGGTCATGGCGGATCTCATCGCGATCAAGCGAATCGCCTGACACCCACCAGGGCCGGGCGCCAGCCGCCCGGCCCGCCACGAGGAACACACGACATGAGCCACATCGGCCGGGCCATCGCAACCGAGCGCAGGCGGGCTGGCCTGACCAGCAGGCGGCTCGCGGAGCTGGTGACGCTCACGCCGCAGTACGTGCGGCTGATCGAGTGCGGCGGCGCCATCCCGGCGGTGCAGACCGTGCTCAAGATCGCCAACCAGTTCCCGGACGCCGACACGGCAGGCTGGCTGTGGCTGCTGCTCCGGGACACCTGGGGCAGCGAGATCGCGAGCCTGATGGAGCGCGACGCCGTAGCTCGCCGTGACGAGCAGCGTAAGCAAGAGCTGTCCGACCTCCGCGCCGCACGAGAGGAAGCCGCGCGGCTTCGGGCGACCATGACGCTCGCGCTCGACGATATCGGACGCCGTGACGAGCTGGGCGCCATCGACGCGCTGCGCGCCGCCCTCGCAGCCACCGAGCCGTCGCCGTGACCCAGGACGACTTTCATCTAACTTTCACATAAACCCCCTTCTCAACGTCTAGGATTTAGACTATACTGAGAGTGTCAGGGGGAGCGCTCCTGGCGAACGAAGCGAGGCCCCGAGGCGCGGGAACGCCAGCGGGGCCGACCACCGCACTGAGGAGACAGGACGATGGCCCAGCAGCAGTCTAGCACCGGCAATGTCGCGGTCGTCACGATCTTCAACTTGACGCAGCCGCAGCGCGCCGCCGTGCGGCGGCTTGTCGCTCGACGCAACGAGCGGATGTGGGACGGAGAGACGTTCGTCTCGGTCGAGCGCGGCAAGCTCGTCATCGCGACCAACGCCGACCCGAGCGAGTACGGCGAGCGCGGCTCGCATAGCCTCGTGAGCCGCGCGGCTCACGCTGAGGCGCGCCAGTTGATGCTGGCGCTCGGCAGAACGTTCGAGTACGACGTCAATTTCCGCTAGTCGCAGTGAAGGCATGCCCCGGATGGCCGGGGCATGCCTTCTCACACCAGACGGAGACCACGCCATGAGCGAGATCATCATCGTCAGCCGCCACCCGGCGGCCATCGCGTTCATCCGCCGCGAGATGCCCGAAGCCGGCGACGCGCCCGTGCTGGCGGTCGCCACCGCCGACGACGTGCGCGGCAGGCGCGTCGTCGGCAACCTGCCGATGCATTTGGCGGCGCTGGCCGCCGAGGTCGTCGCCGTCGAGTTCGACGGCGACCCTCCGCGCGGCCAGGAGTACGACCTGGCCGCCATGGATGCCGCTGGCGCCCGGCTGGTCAGCTACCGCGTCCGTCCGTCTGCCTTTCTGCGCGCGCTCGGCGCCAGGCTGTCCGACTCCGCCGTGTGGGGCGGATCAGAAGCCTTCACGGCCAGCAGCATTGCGCGAGCCGTGGCTGAGCTCCGATGACCGCCTACACGACCCCCGACTGGCTGGCGCACGCGCGCCAGCTTTCCCTCTCCAGCGGCCTGCCCGAGCGCCGCGTGCTGGAGATCGTGGCCGGCAAGCTCGGCGCGGCGCTGGCCGCCGCCACGCACGCGCAGCACCGCTTCCACCTGTCCCGCGACCTCGACGCCGTCGAGGCGCGGATCCGCTATCTCGACCAGGAGGAGTAGCACCCACATGGCCGGACGGCTCCCGCACGAGGTCCACGAGGCCATCATGGCTGATTTCCGTCGCGGCGACTCGTTTGCGGTCGTGCGAGCCCGCTACGGCATCTCCCCCGCGACGGCGACGCGCTGGCGGCAACGCGCTGGCATACCGCCGCTCTCCAACGATGCGCGGCTCCGCATCGCGCGTGCCGGCCTCGCGCGCAAGATGACCAACCCGACCTGGCGCGCGAACTGGAGCGCGCTGACGCCTCGCAAACTCTCCGTGGCGCAGCGATCCGAGATCAAACGGCGTTGGCATGCGGAGCCGCGCCCGTCCGTCGCGCAGATCGCGCAGGAGTACGGCGTCAGCCGTACGCGCATCTATCAGATCGTGCAGGCGAGTCACCATGCAGCCGAATGAGCTCCAGTCCTGGCTCGACCGCCGGGGCTGGACAGCCTACCGTCTGGCGAAGCGGCTGGGCCGGCACCAGACGACCATCGCGAACTGGCTCGGCGGCGTGACAGCAATCCCGCACGAGCTGGCGCCGGCGCTCTGCTGGATCGAGTACCGCGAGGTCGCAGCAGACGGCCTCGGCGCGGCCGTCTGCCCGCACTGCGGCGGACTGGCACGCGAGGACGACGGACAGGATGACCGCTACGGCTGCGTCCTCTGCGGTGCGCGCGTCGAGGTCTGAGCGAGACGCCAACGAGTTTTGACGAATCGGCCAGATTGGTGCCAAAAACCTCTTGACATCATCGTTACGATGACCGATAATATCATCACAACGATGATGCGCCGGGGGCGCACGGAGGGACTGAGATGGCCTGGACGACCGACTCCGAGGGCAACCGCCGCGAGATCGCCGAGCACTACGCAGCCGTAGTGCAGGAAACGCGGTTCGGGCAGATTGCCAACTACCTCGCGGCGATGGTCCGCGAGGACGACGCCGACGAGCAGGCGTGGCTCCGCGAGGCTGGCTACGAGCGGTTCGGTCGCATGAACCTCACCGTCTGGACGAAGGCCACGAAGCGCGCCCAGCTCGGAGGCGAGCTCGGCGTCCTGCTGGAGCGCGGCTACAGCATCCCGGGCGGGCGCCTGTTCCCCGGGGCGCACCGGGATTTCACGCGAGAGGCGTACGAGCATGCGCTCGGCCACAAGCCGAGCAGTGCCGATTTCGTCTTCCCCGAGCCGGCGCTGTTCAGCTAGGAGAGTCATCGTGACCGTCATACAGGCGTGGCGCGTCGTCCGCGAATACCCGACCGGGCGACGCAACGAGTATCAGTCCGTCACCGAGCACCACCTGGCCCGCCCGCCCGGGCCGTCCGAGGACGGGCGGGCGCTTTCAGAACCCGAGCCGGTCGCCATCGAGCTGCAGCGCGGGGCGGCTGTCGAGGCATATGCCGAGCGCACGGGCGAGCCGCCAGTTGCCTGCGTCATGGTGCCGGTCCCGGATGCCGCGCGCACGGGCGTCCGCCGGCCGATTGCGAGCCTGGACGCAGCCATCGAGCAGCGATATGCTCGTGTGTTGCCGACGATTGCTGTCGAGATCCGCGAGTGGCTCGCGCGCTGCGGAATCAGCCAGATCGACGCGGCACGGCTGCTGGAGCCCGATGAGCTCAGCTTCAAGAACACGCTCTCGCGGTGGACGACAGGCGAGCAGGAGCCGCGCCACCCAGGCATCCTGCGCCGCGCACTCCGAGAAATCGAGCGTGAGCTGGCCGACCAGCGCCACAAGCAGCACGTCTAGTAGCTGCGAACACCCGACCCCGTACAGGAGGAACACCATGGCTTCGCGCGATCTCGTGACCGACGTGAACGACCTGCTCGACCGGGTCGAGAGCGATCCACTACCGTACGACCACGACGAGATCTCCCCGCTCGAGATCTGGCTGAATAACGCCCAGCAGCAGCTTCGAGGCATGGCCGCGACACACCCGGTCCCCGGCACCAGCATGACGCCCGAGCGCACCGCCGCCGCCATCTGAGCCGGCGCCGTCGGCACCGCCCCCGACGCCACCCGCCCCGATGCAGATCCCGATGAACGACCATCTGCGCGAGGGCAGCGAGCCGCTGCACCGGCTGCTGATTCGAGAGACGGATGAAGGCTAGCCGAGCACGATCCAGGCGATCATGCAGGCCAGCTCGACCAGCAGCACGACCGCGATGCTATCCGAGACCGCGCCTTTCCACTCCAGACGGCGACGGTTCTCGGCCCACGACTCGCTCGCCCGTGCCAACGTCCAGTGCTGGAACTCCCAGCGCCCCGTGCAAGCGGAATCGAGCGCGCCCGCGTGTACCAGCGAGGGATCGAACGTGGTGACCCGCCCTCGAACGAATGCCGCCGCGCCCAGGATCAGGATGAAGACGGCGCAGCCGAGCGCCGCCATCAGCCACGGCGAGTCATATGCCAGCGTCGATCGCGCCGCCTTCGCGAACACGGGCACGCCTGGGCCATCACGGCACGCGAGTACGGTCGGTATCGTGGCACTGACCACGTCCACGACGCACAGATCATGGTGTCGAGCGACGCACACGCGCGCGCCATCCTCACGGCATCCAGCTTCGAGGATCTAGCGTCCTACCGTGCAGGGGACTGACCATCAACTGCGCCACCGAGGCCATCCAACGCCCTGATCGGCGCGGTCGGCCGGGTGGGTTTGCTGGTCCGTAGATATCGGTCAGACGAGCCGAAGGTGCGGGCGCCCGTCGGCAAGGCCGGCCAGCTCGTCCAGGTCGGCATCTTCCATCGGCCTGGTCGCGATCGCGTCCGTGCTGCCGCAGTGCGGGCATGCCCACGGATCGGCGAGTGCGCCCTCACCACCGCCTTCTGGCGCGATGGCACCGAACGACTGATCGAGCATCTTGCACCCGGCACAGAGCCGCTTCCAAAGCCTCACCCGGTCAGGCATCAGGCGATCCTTCCTCGCGCCGAGACCGCCTGCCACGAGGTCTCGGCTTCGGAGGATCGCCCGGCTTCCAGCCGGCAGTGCGACGGGCGACATCCCTGATCGCAAACCGGACAGCGTCGCTGTCCGTCGAGAGTCCGTGGTGCTCACGGATGTACTGCGCGGCCACTTTGGTGTCGTCGTCCAGGTAGATATTCACGCGTTCCATACCGTTGAATATACACCGTCGCGCCACCATAATGTGTGCCCGAAGACGCCGAGAATGAGCGCTGGATGCATGATATACGGGTGCGTAACGATGTATAATGGTCAGTGTAAAGAGAGCCCCGCCCGATGAGTCAGATCGGAACGGGGCCAAACCACCAGAGGGGAGATCCTCAGATGGCACGCAAAGGATACCAGCCAGTGGATCGGCAGGCGGAGGCGAAGAAGCTGCTCGCGCGCCGCTCGGAGTGGATTGTCGCGAAGATCGGCGGCAAGGTCGTCGGCGCCTACATCCCCAGCCGGTCGGTCCCGAACAAGTACCACGGCGTTGCGCTCGACGGCTTCTCCTGCGACTGCGCCGACTACACCTTCCGCAAGGTCCGCTGCGCGCACAGTCTCGCCCTGGAGATGGCGGTCAAGAATCGGCGCAGCCGGCGCCAGCAGCGAGCGGCCCAGTGATGGGCCGCTCACCCCTCGCCTCCCAGGATCGGTGCTGCGCCCACTGCGGCACCGTCCTGGTCCCCGCCGCCGACCTGACCGAGTTGGAGCGCGCCGAGCTCGGCTGCTGGGACTTCCTCTGCAACGCCTGCACCCAGGCCGCCCGCGATCTTGCCGCCACCCCGCCCGAGTCGATCTTCGACCTCGTGGACGCCTTCTAGGAGCCCCGATCATGGCAACGCTCGCCGACTGTATCGCCCGCTACGAAATCGCCCACTACGAGGCGGATCTCCGCGCCCAGATGGGCCCGCACACCACCCTGACGCCGCCGGGCGACGCCACGGTCACGCTGTACCGCCTGAAGCGCCAGCTCGCGGCGCTGGACCCCGAGCAGCGCGCCGAGATCGCGGGCCTCGCCGTGGTGGAGCTCGGGCTGCTGCCCGGGCCGCTCCCCGGGCCCGAGGAGAAGGACGCGCGCTACTGCTTCTTCTGCTGCGCGGAGTACCCGGCGGGCATGTGGGACTGCCCGAACCATTCGCCGCTCGCCTGACATCGACCATGGCCGGGCGACTGGCGCCCGGCCTGTTCTCTGTTGGAGCACAAGACGATGAGCACCTGGCAGATCCGACCGACGACCAGGCGGACCAGCAAGTCAGATCGCGTGGACATCCACGACGACCATGGCCGCTACGTGGCCGGCTACGTCGAGCGGGCCGACGCGCTCCGGATGATTCACGATCCCGCGCAGATCGCCAGAGAGGCCATCGACCTGTTCTGCGACTTGCGCGGCGGGATGATTGAGGACAGCGCCCGAGAGGCCGCTATCGCCGAGATTGTCGAGGGGTGCGCGTTCGACGAAGAGCGTTTCCACCGCGAGCGGGAGGCCGATGCGGCCTTCGAGGCTGCGACGGTCGGCGCGCCGCTTGACGACTTGCCGTTCTAAGGAGACCAATGGGCACCGCTCTGCCTCGACCATATGCTGCCACCGTCGTGCATCGACCCGGTGTGACACACAAGAAAGCCGCCCCAGCCAGATCTGGCTGGGGCGGCTTTCTCAGTCGATCTCCATACCGGAGGTCCGCGCTCAGTCTATCACGGTCGCCCCGTCTGGCGGATCGTCGCTGTCCTGGCCGGCCCGGTAGCCGGCTGCGAACGCGGCCTTGAGTGCATCGTAGAGCGGCTCTCCGAGCACCACCAGCCGGTCCAGTGAGGCGTCGTACGCCTCCCATGCCGCGACCACCGCCGCCGCGTCAAATCCAGATTCAGTCATTGTCAATCCTCCTGCTGCGTCTGCGGTCAGGCCGACAATCGGTCGCGCCAGCCGCTCAGCGTGGCGATCACCGCCTCGACCTCGGCCCGCGTCACGGGCGACGGCGGCGCGGGCGACGGAGACGGACTGGCGATCGGCTCGCCGCCTGCGAACAGCGCCGACACGTGCGCGCGGACCAACTGCTCGTACTGCTGGCCTCGCGCGTCGTCCATCAGCCGCTCGCCGCGATGCCACGCGCGCGCGGCGGCGTACGGCCCGCCCAGCCGGCGTGCATAGTCGGCCAGCGCGTGAGCCGCGTAGCGAAGCTGCGGCACGATCGGGATCGAGGCGGCGGTCAGTCCTCGGCCGACGGCCAGTCCTGACCAGCGCTCGAAGGCCGGCAACAGGCCGTTGTCGTCCAGCCCGAGCAGGCCGTGCCCGGTGCCGTCGCGGTGGACGCGCCAGTTGCGGAAGCCGCTCTCCTGCTCGACGATGCCGGCCAACACCTGACCGTCGAAACCAAACTCCGCGCCAGCCGCCTCGATCGTCGGCCAGAGCTCGGCGAGCGTGAACAGGTGGTCCGCCTCGCTGGAGAGGCCCCCCCCTGGGTTGCCGCCCGAGTCGCCAGCCTGCACCAGCGCCGGCAGCCGGCGCGCCTCGATCAGCTTCGACTGCCAGTACGGCGTGCTGATGTCCGTGACCCCCACATCCGGGAAACCGTTGTCCCGCTCGTGGGCGTCGAGCATCCGGAACGTCCCGCGTCCGAGGCTGAACCCGACGTGCGAGGCGATCAGCCCGTCGGGACCGGCCGGACCCGCCGCGTCGTAGGTGTCCTGGAAGAACAGCAGATCGGCCGGCTGGACGTCGGCCCAGCCGACGATGGTACACGCCTGGCGGATCTGCTCGGCCGTCCTGACGCCCGCCGGCAGCGCGGCCCCTGCGGCTCGCGCCGAGTCCACCACCAGCAGGCTGCAGTCGGTCGTCGTCAGCCCGTCCGGCGGCGGGTCCAGCCGGTAGCGCAACCTGCTGCGAGATTGCGCTTGCGCCAGGATGTCGTCGCGGAGGGTCATCGCCCGCGCTTCCGGACCCAGAACACGACCGCCCGCCTGTCGATCACGGCTTCCCCCTGGTCTTCGCCTGCTTCGCCAGCAGCGCATCGGCCACACGCCCGACGTCGTGCGCCGAGAGCGGCGACGGTGCGCCAATCGCCTTGTCGAGGCCGGCCGTCCGGAGCGCCGTCAGCAGGCTCGCGAGCGCCGCCGCGACGATCGGCGTCCAGTCGGTGATCCCGCCAGCCTGCAACTGGCCGAGCAGCACCGTGCCGCTGGCGATCGCCGCCCCCAGCGCGACTGCCAGCAGGTAGTTCAGTGCCAGTTTCAGGTCCGCGTACTGCTTATCAGTCATGATGCCCTTCCTTCGGCGCTGAGAGCGCCGCGATCTGGCCGTGGAGACGCTCGATCTCCTGGTCTCTGGCCGCGACCTCGCGCTCGGCCAGTTGCCGGCCCAGCGTCTCGCCGGTCAGCTTGTTCTCGACGGCGTGTTTCTGGTCGCGGTACTGGTCGCGCTCAGACTTCATCTCGGCGTAGTCCGCGCCGAGCCGGGCGACGGTTGCGCTCAGGTCGTCGATCCGCAACGCCTGGGCGGTGGACCGCTCCTCCTGCCGCGCGACCTGGGCCGCGAGCTCGCCCACCCGCTTCAGCAGATCGCGCTCGCTCTGCCGGAGGTTGGCGAGGTCGGTGTCGCGCTCGTCGAGCTGCTCTCTGAGCCAGAGCCGCGCCTGCTCGTTGTCTGCGAACTGCCGGCCATGCTCGATGCTCGCATGCTTCGCCTGTCGCTCGCTCGCCTGCCCCGCCTGCCGCAACCGGTCGCGGTCGCGGTCGAACCAGCGGTCCAACAGCGTCTTCCCGAACGCCCCGCCCAGCAGCGAGATCACTGCTAGCACCACTGCCTGCGCACCGTCGTTCACGGTGTCCGCCCGCCGTACGACAGGCGACTCAGCAGGTACACGTGCGCGAGCACAACCAGCGAGAAATGCGGGAGGCCACCGTTGGCCCACTGCGTTGGAACGCCGACCGCGACCGAGACCGCCACCCAGAACGTGCCAGCGGCGCCAATCGCGACCGACCGTAGGCGGCGCGATCCAAACAGCGTCGAGCCGAGCACCAGTGCCCCGAGTAACGACACGGCGACGCCGAACCACAACTCGCCGCCCGGGAACCAGTTCAGCAGCGCATACGGCAGGGGGTTCGCGGCGAATGCGTCGCTCAGCGGGTTGGCGAAGCCGAGCCCCCAGACCAGCGCGTAGAGCCCCAAAAACACCTCGAGAATCCAGGTGTCGGATTGCACGAGGCGGCCACGAAACGATTGGTGGGACATCGCCGCGCTCCGTCAGGCCGCCTCGACGGGCAGCCCAAACGCCCGCGCGATCTCCTCGCGGTCGGATTCGTCCAACGGGATCTCATCCGGCAACGGCGGCATGGCGCCGGCCTCCGGCGGCGTCTGGTCAGCCGAGAGCCGTGCCCGCAGCGCCTGTTCGAGCACCCAGGCCCGCATGTAGAGCTCGTAGAACGCCGCGTTGCGGTCCGCGTCGGTCACCCTGACCGCGATCTGTTGGTGGTGCATGGTTACCTCCATCCAGGCAGGTAGGTCGCCGTCCCGCCGACCAGCACTTTCACCCAGCCCCACTGCCCGGCCGTGGCCGGGCCAGACCCCCCGATGGTCCCGAACGTCGGCGCGGCGCCGCCCCCGAGTGCGACCGACGCGGCGGCCGTGCGGAAGTCCACGAGGCCGGCCGAGGTGATCCGCAGCGAGTTGGACCCGGCCGACGCGAAATCAACGGTGTCGGCGGCTGTCGAGTAGATGCCACTCGTTGACCCGCTGAGTGCGATCGACGGCGCCCCGGCGCTGCCAGACGGCCACAGGAGCTGACCCGCCGACATCGTGATCCCGCCGGCCGTCACGGTCAGCCCCCCTGCGGCGATCGTCAGGCCGCCAGCCGGCAGATAGTTGGTCGGCGCCGTGCCCGACCCGACGACGTTGCCGAGCACGACCCGTGAGGCGGCGGCCATCGCGTCGTTGTAGTGCGCGGTGCCGCCGGTGCCGTTGTTGATCAGATGGTTACCGGTGACGCTGTAGTTGGCCGTGCCGACAACATTGCCGATGCCGATGCCGTAGTGGCCCGCGCCACTGGCCGTGTCGGAGACGACGTTATCGACGATCCGGAAATGCGTACAGGCCGCCCCGATCACCGCCGAGATGCCGACCGACGTAGTCCCGCGCACCATGTTCCCCGCGACCAGCACGCAGGTCGAGTCGTCGATCGAGATGCCGAGTGCCGTCTGCCCAACGATCGTGTTGCCGATTGCGGTGATGTCGCGGCCGGGCACCGCGAGCGAGAGGCCGGTGTTGATCTCGATGCCGATGGCCGACGTGCCGAGCGTCGTGGTGCCGACGAAGTTGCCGGCCGCCACACAGTTGCGCGAGCCCGCGTTGCTGGCGAGCGTGCCGTACGTCGCCTGGAACGCGATCTGCCCGCCGGACGACCCGCTCGGCGAGGTGTCGCGGTGGTTGTTGTAGACGAGGTTGTCGGTCACCACGCAGCCGTAGCCGCCGATTGCGATGCCGTTGTTCCGGCAGCCGTACACCACACACTCCGTCACCACGATCCGGTTGCTGGCCGTGCCGCCGGAGCAGATGATCCCGTAGACGCCACCCCAGTTGTGGTCGTTGGCGCCGCCTGCGCCTGACCAGGCGTTGTACGAGCCGAGCGACGGGCCGTCCACCCAGCAGCTCACTGCGCTGTTGTTAGTCCCGGCCAGGTCGCAGGCCGTCGCGTTCCAGTTCGTGAATTTCACCCGCACGGCCGCGCAGTTGACGCCCGCGCCGAACGTCAGCTCGGTGCCGATGAAGCCGGTCGTCGTGCCGTTGACGTTGGTCCGGTTGCCGTCGATGGTCAGATCGCAGACCGTGACATTCGTGCGGCTGGGGGCGTTGAGTGTCGGCATCGTCGTGGTGTAGCCGCTAGCCGTCGCCGAGCGGTGGCGCAGCACCGTGGCGCCCATCCCGGAGCCTCGGATCACGAGGTTGTCGATCAGCGTGACGGATGACGACGGCCCAATATAGGTACCTGGCCCTAGTTGCAACGTCCCGCCGCCCTGGGCCTGGATCGCCGCGAGCGCCGCGTTCCAGGCCGCGTCGTTGGCCGTCAATTGCGCCGAGCTCGCCTCCAGCGCCGCGATGCCCGCGCTGTCGCTGTTCGCGACGCGCAGCGTGATGCCGTCCGCCGCGTAGGCGTCGAGATGGAAAACCGCGCCGTTCTTGTCGAGCAGCAGCCCGTCCAGGCCCTGCTTGCGGATCCGGGCGACTCGGGTTGCAGCTCCGACCGTGCCGTACCTGAAGTCGGCGATCAGGCCGTTGGTCGTGTCCTGATTGCCGACGTCGAGCGCGTAGACGCTGCTGCTGTTGAGGTCGTACAGCTTGGTCGGCTGACCGTAGCCGGCCGTGCCGTTGACGAGCCCGGCCAGGTTGTTGTGGTCGGCGGCTCTGACCTCGTCACCCGCCGCGACGGTTGCGACTGCCATGATTCACCCGCTCTCCGCTAGACGAAGTAGGTGCCCGAGAACTGCAGCTCGGTGTTCGCCTTGAACAAGGTTGCGGCGGCCAGCCCGGCCGTTGCTGCCGTCGCCGCGTAGAACTGCACGGTGCTCGTGCCGTTGACCGCGATGCCGGCCACGAACACGTAGTTTGTGGAAGAGGTATTCCAGTAGGAAACCGGCATCGCGCAGTTGAGCGACCCCACCGCGAACGGCAGACCGCTGACGGTGTTCACGCTACCCGTGCCAATCGTGTTGACCACGATCCGGCATTGAATCGTCACCTGGCGCCCGATCTTGGTGTACGTCCCACTCGCAGTAGACAGGCTCTCATTGCCGCCGAGGTTCGGCGTCCAAGGCCCCTCTTCGTAGTCGTCCAGCGTGTTCGCGTCGGACGATGCGACCTGAGTGACCGGGAACGCGATCTGGCCGCCCGTCAGCGTGAGGATCGAGTTCGTCAGCGTGACGCCGCCGGTGAACGTCGAGGACGCGCCCGCCGAGATGCCGCCAGCCGTGATGGTGATGCTCCCGGCCGTCACCGTCAGGCTGCCCGTCGAGAGGGTCACGTCCCCCGACGCCACCGTGATCCCGCCCGTGACGTTGATCCCACTGGCGTTGACGACGACGCCATTCGTCACCCGCAATTGCCCCGTCACCGTCGCCTGATTGGTAGCTGAAGCGTCCCCGAGGCGGAACACCTCGGACGGGCCGTCGTCTTTGAAGACGAGGTCTTTGTTGGCGCCTGAGGCGGACACGCCGACCGTCCAGCCGACCGTCTCGGACGACCCGAACCGGATGCCGATCGCCGGGTTGCCGGCGAAGTACGACGTCCCGACCACCGTGAACGTGTCGTTGGCAGCCGACGAGAGCGCCGTTGACGACCCGACGATCACCCGCGCGTTGGCCGGGTCCACGTACAACTGGACGGCGGCAGCGGCGTTCTTGAACGTCGAGGTTGCGATCACGGTCAGCGTGTCGGCGTTGGCGTCCCCGAGCGCGGTGTTGCCCTTGACGGTCAGGCTGTCGTTGGCTGTCATCGGCGCGGTGGCCGTGGTCGTGGCGTTGATCGTCAGCGCGTCGGTGCTGGCGTCGCCGATCGTCGTGGTGCCGTTGAGTGCGACCGTCCCGCTGGCGGTCAAGTTCACAACGTCGAGCGTCGAGATGACGACGCCCGTCGAGTTGATCTGGAGCACGCCGGGCACGTTCAGGTGCCCGCCCGCGCCCTGGTTCTGGAGCGTGACCGCGTAGCTGCTGTTATCGGTCAGGCCGGTCAGGCTGACCGGCGCGGACCAGTCGGCCTCGCCCGCGAACAGCCCGGTCAGGCCCTTCAGCGCGCGGGTGTTCTCGTCAACCGCTCCACCCGCGCCGTTGACGTCCGGCTGCGCCAGCACGTTCGTCACGCCAGCGCCTCCCCGGCGTCGTAGCGATTTCCGACGTCGTAGCGGACGACCTGGCGGGTCGTGGAGAGGGTCAGGTCGGCGTGCAGCGTCCAGCCCTTGCCGGGCGCCTGCTCCTCCAGCGTCGGCTCGTACGATTCCAGAATCATCTCGACGGTCCGCCCAAACTCGTCCTCGACCGTGAAGGCATCACCCTGTTGGAGCCGTTCCAGTCGCGAGTGCAGCGCCCACGGATCTTCCGGCGACTGCTGGCCCTCGCCGACCATGATCCGGTAGGTCCGGAATGCCGTCTTCTCGGGCTGCTCGTGGTACCGGACAGCCACCGAGTTGATGACGACCGGCTGCGTCGCCGTGTTGTGGACCGTCAGCTTGACCTGGCACGACACGGCAGCGACCTGTGCAGCGGCCGGGGTGCCGGTCCACCGTGGCGAGCTGGTCGCACTGCCCTGGCTGGTGAACGTTGAGGCGCCGTCGTTCGCCACCCCGACGTCCACGGTGTTGTCGGGGTACGATGCACCGAGGTAGTCGGCCTCCACGGCCAGCCGCCGCAGCGCCTTCGGCACGCCGGCGTGCCCGTTCCAGCGCGAAAGGCGCAGGCTCCAGTCGGTCGCCGCGCGGAGCTGCCCTGCGTTGAGCGCGTCCATCTCCGGGTCGCCGCCATATCGGGGCAGGTACTGCGCGTACAGCTTGAGCGCGCCGGTCGTCGCGTTCGCAGTCCCGATCCAGAGCCACGGCTGGCCTGAGGTGTCGGCCTGCTGGCGCAGAAACGTCGGGATCTGGCCCGCGTGGACCGACTCGGCCATGCTCCAGCGGTAAGCGCCGTCCGGATCGACCAGCAGGATCCCGACGTAGCCGGTCAGATTCGACGCATTGTAGTAGCCGACCAGCAGCCCCTCGGGGGAGGGCGCGAGCACCTGGGGTCGGCCGAAGATCGGCAGCTTGCCGGTCCGTGCGCCGAAGTTGAGGAACGTCCCGAAGTCGATCCTGCTGCCGTCCGGCGCGAACGCGACCAGCCCCGATTCGTGGCCGTACCAGATCAGGCCGTTCCAGAACGCGACCGTCTGGCCGTTGGCGAGTGCAGCCGACTGCTCGACCCACTTCAGCAGGTTCGGGGAATATCCGAGGCCGTCCACGCCGTAGCATCCCATCCCGGTTGCGAACCAGACGGTCCGGTTGTCGGCCACCGTCCGGTTGATCGGCATGGTTGGCGTGCCGGGGCCGATCCGGTACAGGCTCGACCAGTTGGCCGCGACCTTCGGATCGCCGGCCACGTGGTAGAAGCCGGTCCCGTTGGTGTCGGTCCCGACCAGCCGCTGCGCCGACCCGCCACTGGCGCCGGCGGCGCCGCCAGTGGCGAGGTTGCTGCCGATCGTCCAGTACGGCGTCTCGAGCCACGCCCGCTCGGTGCCGGCCGCGCCGGCCGTCCAGGTTGAGCCGTTGTACTCGTAGATCGGCTGGCCGGTCCGTCCGACCTCCAGGTACCCGGCGCCACCGTACTGCCAGACCGCGATCCCGGCCGTGATGCTGCCGGCCCCGGTGTCGATCTCGGTCACGATGCCAGCCGGCGAGCAGAACGGGATCCGGACGACGTACTGTCGCCGCGTCGTGACGAACAGGTCGTTCCCGTAGACGGCCGCGGAGTCGAGCTGCCCCGAGGTCAGCGCGGCGGTCCCCATCGGCAGCGGGACGTTGTACAGTTGCCCGGCCGGCTGGGCCGCCCCGAGCCGCCGAAGCCAGACCCACTCGCCGTACTCGGAGCCGCCGTTGGCGTACGACTCCGGCGTCTCGATGCTGATCCCAGCCCCGCGCTTGCCGTTCTGCCAGTACCACTCCTGCACCTCAGTCGGCACGCCCGGCTGATTCGGCGCGTAGCGCCAGGGGATCGTGTACGGCCGCTTCGGGTCGCGGTCGAACGTCAGGTAGAGTGGCGTCGTCTGGTCGGACCGCAAGGTGAGGTCGAACCGCGAGCGGCTCTTGTGGAGTCTGGCCGGCATCGGCTAGTACCCGGACCGCCAGATGGCGCCAGCGCGGCGCCCGCCGAGCACGGCCATGCGCGGGGAGATGACGCCGTCATTCGCGTCGCGGGCGCCTCTCGTCTGCTTCAGCGAGACGGCCCGGCGCTCGGCATCCTGAGCCTTGGCGAGCCACTCGGCCACGGTCTGGCCGGGCGCGCCCATCTCAGCCAGGGCGGCGAACGCCAGCGCCCGCGCCATCAGTCGTAGGAACCGTGCGTCAACGAGGTACTCGTCGGTGATGCCGGTTGCGCCGGCCGTCTGGGTGGCCTGATCGGTCCAGACCCCCGACTGCTTGATGCGGCTGTTCCCTGGACGGTTGACCTTGAGCGTGAACGTCTCGCCGGTCTTGAACGGCGCCCCGGGAAACCTGAGCTTCTTGGTCTCGCCGTCCGCGACCCACGACCACAGCGACCGCGACATCACGCGCGGTACGTCGTCGCTGGCCGTGGTCGGGTACTGGATCTCGATGATCCGAGTATCGTCGGTCAGCCACGGGTAGGTGGTCGTGTCCACGGTGTAGTGGATCTGGCCGGTGACCCCGCTCACGGAGATCGTGTCCTCGATCCACCAGCGCTCGGCGGCCTGGTTGACGATCTGCAAGAGGCCGGGCAGCCTGCCGTCGCGGAGCGGCGGCAGCCGGCTTCCGTCGTACAGGCTGAACGAGACGCCCGAGGCGATCGTCGCCGTGAACGTGGTGGCGGTCGTCAGCGTGCCGGACGCCACCGTCAATGGCGCGTTCGTCAGTTGCCCCATCTGCCCGGCGCAGACGCCGGACTCGATCAGCACCCACCAGTTGGCAAACTCGGTGGACGCGCGGATGCTGTTCGCCAACGCCGAGCAGACCAGCGTCGAGCTCGTGCCGCCGGACGTGGTTGTCCCGGGATAGTAGCCGCCGATCTGCTCGGCGGTCGTGTGGATGACTTCGAGCGCAGTTGGCATGGCTATCACACGTATTCCGTGATTCGCACGAAGCCGCCAGTGCCGTTCGCGCCATCAGAGACGGAATTGGATGACGTGGTCAATCCGAGCAAGACGCCGACGGCGCCGGGATCGTCCACCACGAGCTGCTTGAGCGTCGTTTCTGAGCAGGTGGCCGGCGCTGGCATGTCAGGGCCCCTCCGTCAGTGCTGCCACACGTCGGCCCGCAGCGTGCCGGACGCGAGGTCTACGGCGGCGCCCGTCCCGTTCCTGAGCACCACCGTCACGGTGTTCGTGGCCGAGACGTAGCCGCTCAGTTGCAGGCCCTGCAAGTCCTGGCTGAACCCGACGGCCACGGTGTCGCCCACAGCCGCGCCGGTCACGGTGACCGTGGTGGTCGTCTGCGCGGCGTCGGCCAGGCTGGCCGGGTTCCACGTCGCCGTACCAGAGAGATGCTTCAGGATCACCGTGCCGTTGCCGATGACGAGTGAGCCCCGCAGCGTCGTCTGGCCGTTGTTGGTGTTGGCGCTCGGCGAGTGCGTGAACGTGGCGGTCGCAGTCCCGGCCAGCCCCATGATGAGATCCGGGTAGGTGCCGGTCCCGTCGGCATTGGAGTCGATTGACAGGAACGCCTGGGTCGCGCCGGGCATGCCGGCGACGGTCGTGTAGTGCTTGGCGTTCAGACTGATCGAGGCGGCGATAGACGAGCTGATCGTCGTGATCGGCTTGACCGAGATGTAGAACGCGCCGGACCCGGTGTCGCGGACGTACGCATCCGCCAGCGTCCCGCCGAGCGCGCGAATCGCGGCCTGGATCGTGGCGGCGGTCCGCCCGCTGGCCGCGATGGTGCCGGTCGTCCCGACACCTGAGAACGTCAGCGTCCCGTCCGACGCGCCGGGGATCCAGCGCGCGAACGACAGGTCAGGCTGGCCCAGCGGTGCCAGCGTCGAGCGCTGGAACTCGGCGGCACCGACCAGCGGGTGGTCGTACGACCGCATCCGGCCCGACCAGCCGTAGATGCTGGTCCGCGAGCCGTAGAGCAGCCCGCCGTCGGTGCCGCCCCCGCCGCCGCCGAGCACCAGACCGCCATCCGCGACCAGGTAGACCGAGTAGCGCATGTCGGCCCCGCCGCCGCCGACGCTGGAGCTGCCGATGTTGTCGGCAGCGACGATGGCGAAGCGGTTGCAGGCGCCGGCGCCGTTGTTCGTCTCGGTGGCGACGTGGATGCCGTCGTACTGGCCGGCGTGGCCGTACGACGGCGACTCGACGTTCGGCGCCAGGAAATCGACCGCCCGCGCCTGCTCGAAATACGAGCCGTGCCCGCCGTCCTGGATCGAGGTTGGCGCGGAGAACGTGACGCCGCCGACGCCCTGGAACTTGCTACACGGGCACCAGTAGAGCCCGTGCGAGCCGTTGTACATCGTGCGCAGGTTGTTGACCGTGCCGCGCTCGATCCGGCCGTCCGAGCCGAGCGTCCAGGCCACATCGGAGACGGTCGTCACCGCCTGACCGCCGAAGATGCTGAGCGTCACGGTCGTGCTGTTGGTCACGGCGCTGATCGTCCCAACCAGCATGGTCGGGCTGCCGCCAGATGCCGGCCCGGCCCCGACGATCGTGACCACCTGGCCGACGTGGGCGCTACTGAAGCCCCCGAAGCCGGACGTGCCGAGGTTGACCGTCAGCGTCGTCGAGCCGTTCGAGATCGAGGCGCCGGCCGCGAACGACCGGCCGGCCGCGCCCCCGCGCCAGCCGACGCCGCCGTTGGCGTTGATCCGCAGGTTCGTGACGTTGAAGTGCTCGACCGCGTCGTGCTCGAAGCCGGACTGCGCGGCGTCGCCGATGAAGCAATCGCGCATCCACCAGAAGGTGTTCTCACCCAGCATCTTGACGGCGTTCAGCCCGCCGCGAACGTCGATCCCGTCGAAGCCGAACTCCTTGACGCCCCAGGCCAGCTCGATCCCGTTGACCGCCTGGCTGGTGCATTTGAGCATCGAGAGCGCGAGCGGCTTCTGGCTCGTGCTCGACCCGCCATAGCCCTGGCCCCAGCCGCGCGCCACCACGCCAGATTTCCACTGGAGCGTCGAGGCGTGGTAGTAGATCGGGTCGGTCCAGGCCGGCTTTGGAAACTCGATCACGCCGCCGCTACCCGCCGCGAGCTCGTCAATAGCAGCCTGTATCACCGCAGTGTTGTCGGCGCCTTCAGTCACGCCGCGATCCAGGATGTTGATGCGCCCGGTCATGGTCTGGAGGGTCGTGCGCTGGGTGATCAGCATCTCAACCCTCCTCGATCGTGAAGGCGGTTGGCGTGTACGTCCCATTGCCGGTAAAACATGGGACCGACACCTGCATCAGAGCACCATCCCGGACACGATGTGGTCGGTCGCCGTCGCGGCCGTGAACGTCGCGGCCGTGGTCGAAACCCCGATCGCGAGTCCAGTCGTCGCCTGGAGCCCGTCGTCGCCCAGGTCAGCCGCCGTCACAGACACATACCCTGGATTGGTGGCTGACCCGGCCGGGAGCGGGAACACCAGGACCGGCGTGTCCCCGGTCGCCGGCGCCGTCCGCTGGTTGAAGATCTGGAGGTAGCGCAGGCTCGCGTTGATGCTCGTCGCCGTCACGCTGCGCAGGGACGCGCCCGCATTCCTGACGAGGATCGACACGCTGCCGGCGAGGGGGTAGGTGAATGGCTGCGGGAAGAACGGCTGTGGGCGGACCAGTTGGACCGGCAGCGGGTTCTCGTCATTGACCGGGTCGAACCCGCCGTCCAGGCCATTCGCGGGCCGCCATCCAATTTCTGTTGGCAATTTAGCCACCTCCAGTCGTAACATTTACTAGAGGCGGCGGGGCATAATAAGTGCAGGCGCGCCGCGCTAACGGCCGCCTGCGTGACACCGAGGAGGAATCTCGATGCCTGACCATGATACCCTGTCCGCCGTTCAGAAACGATTCGTCCAGTACGTTGACTACGACGGCCCCATCCCCACGCATCGCCCAGACCTCGGAGCCTGCTGGTTGTGGCGCGGTGCCAGGTATTGGAACTCGGGCGGCGGCTACGGCGGCTTCTGGCTGAACGGACATACCCGCTTGGCGCATCGCGTTGCCTACCAGTTGTGGGTCGGGCCAATTCCCCAGGGATTGCACCTGGACCACATCTGTCATAATGGGTCGTCCTGCCCCGGCGGGGATTCCTGTGCGCATCGCCGCTGCGTCAACCCTCAGCACCTTGAACCCGTTACACGGGAAGCCAACGTACTGCGAGGACACGGCATCACTGCCAAGAATCTGGTGAAGACTCATTGCCCCGCTAATCATCCGCTGACTCCCGAGAACACCTACGTCTATCGCGGAAAACGATCCTGCCGTCGCTGCCACGCGTTGCGTGAAATCGTGAGGAAAACGCGTCTACGTTCTCCCAATAATTCTCAAAGTAGCGAAGCCGTGCTGAACTCAAGATAATCGACGTGCGCGTAGTACGACGGCCCAGTCGTCGTCGCCGCGATCTGGACGTAGAAGCAGCGCGGCCCGACCAGGACTGGCGGCACGCGGGGGTTCCACGCCAGCGCTGATGCCGCCACGAGCCCGGGGTCGTTGCCCGCGCCGGCCGCGACCGGGTTGGCGTACTCCCAGTGCCGGAGCGTCGTGGTCGCGAGCTCGGCCGTGACGGTCACGCCGCCGGCCGCCGCGACCCGCGCCGTCGAGACGGCCGCTGGGCCGTTCGACTTGATCGGGAGCGGCACGAACGCGGCGCCGGCCGAGGAGACGGTCGCCACCGACTTGGCGGCGTGCTCGTGCAGCGTGCCGGTGCCGAGGCGGATGCCGATGCCGAGCGCAACGGGGATGATCGTGGTCCCGCTGACGCAATCGGCGCACATCTCGGCCGCTGTGTCGGTCAGCACCACGTCCCCGACCAGCGGGGTCGTGATCGTCCCCGCGCGGACCTGGAAGCCGGCGCCGCTGAGCGCGGCCCAGGTGTAGAAGTCCATCACCACTTGCGGCCCGAGCCGCGAGGCGAGGCCCGGGAACGGCGTGGACTCTCCGATCGGCGCGAAGCCGGACTGACGGACGATGAGGTTCGATGGCATCTAGATGATCCTTCCTGGTACCGGCAGAGGACTCTCCCCCGCCCGCTCTATCGCGGCTGCCCGCTGTCTGGCAGCACCCCAGAGATCAGGCGTCTGCACCGCCTGTCCGATTGAAGCCTCCACCTTCGAGGCCGCGTGGTCGATCTCGGCTGACGCCTCCGAGAACCGTCGGAACATCCCCCGCGTGTCGATATCGGGCGCCTTGAACGAGACGCGGTTGGCGGCCACGCGCGCTGCAAGCGACCCGCACTGCACGCACGGGATTTGGTCTACCCCGAACGGACGGATCGCTTCGGTCACGTGACCGAAGCGATCCCGATACTCGTACAGCGGCATCTACTTCCTCTTCGGCTTCTCACCAGAGGGTGACGGCTGCGCTGCTTCGAGCACTTCCACCCGCCGCTTGAGGTCCGCGATGTCGCGCAGCATCTGCTCGCGCTCGGTATCCACACATCCTCCTAGCGGTTGCGCCGCTTCCAGATGTCGCGGTAGTCGATCTCCAGGCTCTTGCTGGTCGCGTTCGACGCCGACACCCGCGCCCAGAAGCAGAGCCCGACAGTGCCGGCGATGGCGGCCGGCAGCGTTGCCACCAGCTTGCCGTCCATCCACAAGAGCGCGCTCAGACTGTCGATCTGGAGCCGCATGGTGTACGCCGTCCCCGCCGCGATCGCGGTCGGCGGCGTAAACGTCGCCTTCTGAGCCGACACAGCCGAACCGATCGTGACCAGCTCGTTCGTGGTCGTGGCCCCGGCGTGGTTGTAGACGTACAGCGCCGCCTCGACGACCGACGTGTTGACCGTAGGCGTGGTCAGCGAGTTGATGGCCGACTTCGACGAGCCAGGCACCACGTCGATGAGCCCCATCTCGATCCGCGTCTCGGTCACGGCGGTCACGGGGCGGAAACGAATCTCGATGCCTGGATCACGCGCGCCGAAATAGATCGCCGGGCCGATGATCGAGGCCGAAGCCGTATCGTCGCCAGCCGTCCCGGTCGTCGCCCGGATCCAGCCGTCTTCGAGCACCTGCGTCGCGAACGACGCCGCGCTGGCCCCGCCACCGTTCGCCACGGCGTACAGATCCAGGTTGATGGTGTCACCCCAGAAGTCGTCCACGTCGTGGACGAAGTCCTGAACCTGATTCTTGCCGAGGATGTTGTAGAGCGGGCCCTTGCCGAGCGCGCGGCGCAGTGCCGCCAGTGAGGATGGGAAGCCATCGATCGGCCAGCGTGGATTTGGGGCCGTTGCGGTTGCTGCCATAGTATCCCTCCTCGGGATCGAGCCGGGTATCCCGCCGGTCCGGTACTAGCAATCTGGATCGTCGGCCTCGAACTTGAAGCGGCCGTCGTCCTGGTAGGTGATGGCGATCTCGCGCTCCGCGAGCGGCTTCTGGAGACAGTCTTCCAGGCTGTGACCGTGCAACCCGAGATGCCGCAGACGAATGTTCGGCGCGACGTGCGGCGCGAACCCAGCCTGGCTGGCGCGATCGGAGAGGGCGTAATCCTCGGAGAGATAGATCCACTTCGAGGTCACCCCGGGCACCCAATACGGCTGGTAGAACGGGTAGAAGCGGTAGTCTTTGTCCTCGTGGCAGAGGGGTAGATCCTGAGCCAGCCGCTCGAACACGCGGCGGTGCGTCGCCGTGAACCCGGACGCCAGCCACTTCACAGGCTGCGGGGTCGGGTCATCCCCAAAGACGATAGTCTGCCCGACGTCGAAGATGCTGGTCGGGCGTGGCTCGTAGCGCGAGCGCGTGATGTAGAGTCCGCCGACCATGTCGTAAGTGACGGCCTGCCGCGCGATCTGCGCCAGGTGCCACGGCTCGAACTCGATGTCGCCGTCAATGCTGACGTGGACGTCAAAATCCGTGTCCAGCAGGAACGCCGTCGCCGTGACCGAACGGGCCCGGCAGAGCAGCGCGTCGTTCCAGTGCGGTCGAAACCGCACCTGCACGTTGTGCTCGCGCTGGATCGCCGCCGAACGGATCTGATCGACGGCCATCCAGTGGAGCGGCTCGACGTTCCGCCCGTAGATGTTCCCCAGGTACACCTTGAGTGGACGGGCAGGCGCGAGACTCGCAGTGCGCTGAGACGCCTTGACCGCGTCGATGGCGGCGCAGATCGGGCTGGTCGCCACGCTACTGCTTGCCGCCCGTGCTCTGCTGGCCGGCGTCGCGCGGCTTCGGCGCTGGCGCGTGCGTCGTCCCACCACCCTTGCCGTCCGGCCCATTCTTGCCCTGCTTCGGCGTTGTCTCAGCCATCCTGGTCTGCCTTTCGCGGCCGGCCCGGTCCGCGACGAATCGGGCCGCCAAACTCCTCGATCTCCATCAATGGCGCCGGCTCGGGCTCAGGCTCGGGCTCGTCTGGCATCACGTAGACGACCTCCTCGACGCCGCCGCGCCCGGCCCCCTCCCGCAAAAACGAGATGCCGGCCTCCTCGCCGTAGCGCGCGATCTCCGAGCGGTCCCACTCATGCGAGGCTCGCAAATGCCGCGCCAGATGCACTGCTTTGTGAAAGTAGACCCGCTCGCATTCCGGGCACCCGAACTTCTGGAGATGCACTCCGGCAAGCTGCGGAAAACGGACCCCGCGAACGGGGCAGATTTCCGGGTCGTACCAGCGCTGCTCGACGATCTGGCTGACCGGGAACTCATCCGGCCCACCAGGGGAGAGCAGGATCTTCGACCAGACCCGGTACGCTTCAGCCTGCTCGGACTCAGGGTCAGGCACCTGGACATCCTGCGGGTTGACGAATCCGTAACGATCCAAAGGCACCATGCCCTTGCGGAAGTACAGAAGCTGGCGCTCCGGGTTCGTGCCGCCGGTCACGATCCATCCCGCCGCACGCCCGCGCGGCGCCAGACGGTAGTACATGATCCGCTCTGACACTTTGCCCTTCGCCTGTCCGAGCATCTGTGCCAGACGGACATGCTGCTCGGATACCGCGTGATCCACGGCGAGGCGGTCGGATGCGACGACCACGAGTTAGGCCTCCTGTTGTGATTGCACGGGGCGATGACGACTCGACAGGAAGATCGCTTCGAGCACGAAGTCCGCAAGGTCTTCGTTGAAATCCTCGTCCTCGGAGTAGCCAGTGACCTTGATGTCATGCTTGCTCTTGCCGTACGTGCCAGCCCGCGAGCGGTACGGCCCGTACACCCTGATGTCGCTCTCGGCCGTGATGAGCTCGTATCCAAGCCCGGCCTTGTGGCGAACCCACTGCTTCGCCCCGTCGATGCAACGGGTCCGTAGCTCGTCGTACGGCCAGAGCGCGACCATGCTGTTGATCGGCACGCCGTTGTACACGCGGTAGCCGTCCTGCGTGGCCGGGTCCGGCGGCACGATCCCACGAGGGACCGAGAGCCGCGCACGCAACGTCTCCGGTGCGTACGACGTCGCGGCACGGAGGTTCTCTCGGATCAGAACGGACATACTACCTGCTACCACCATCGAATTAGGGTAGGTTGTGGTGTCAGTTCGCCCAGATGGAGTAGTCGAACTTGTCAACAGCGGTGCCGCCGCCCAAAGTTGACGGCGTAAGGTGCCGCTCCAGGAAGTTGTAGATCATGTCGATCATGACCCCGTCGCCAAACTCGGTGATGAGGTACTGCGTGTGGACGGTTGGCTGCCGCTGCATGACCAGGATGATCCCCTTCTTGTGACAGAAGAAGTTCTTGCTCTGGCCGTTCGTGAGTCCCGACGCCACGGTGCCGTACGCCAGATTCGACTGGTAGAAGTCGAATCCATAGATCCGCTTGTTCGTGCGGCCCTGCTTGACGGCGTCGTTCGGCGCGCCGTAGGCGTCAGCCCGCATGAACTTGTCGATTGGCAGCAGGCTGTTGTAGAAGCCCGGCGTCACCCAGGCGAAGCGGTCGGTCTGCGGCACGCCGAACTTGTCGAGCGCCGTCTTGGCCGCGATCAGGTCGTCATCCCCTGGAGGCGACCCCAGCGAGCCGCCGGACTGCGAGAAGTTGGCCGGCATCGACGCGAGTCCCGACGTGGTGTCGCCTTCAAGGAACGCGATCATCGAGTAGCCGGCGTTCTTGGTGTAGCCTTCGCGTTCTTCGTACTTGCTCTGGATCTCCGCGATATCCTCGACAACGAATCCGGCGTACGCCTGCAGGTTGATCGTCAGCGTCTGGTTCTCTTCCGTGATGTTGGCCCACGTCGCGGACGTGTCCTCTGTCTTCATCCGCACGGCCGGGTTCGAGCGGTTCGCCACCTGGAGCACGCGCCCGAACCGCATCGTGGAATCGTAGCGGCGGTCCACGAGGGCGGACAGCCCGGTCTCCTCCTGCACGGCCTCTTCGAGCTCATCGCCCCACTGAGTTGGCAGATGGCTTGCGAGCGGCGTGATGCCAGTCGTGTTGATCGCCACGGGTCAATCTCCTCTGTCGGCGGCACGACATGGCGCCGCCGCGCTCTATCCTGCTTGTCGGTACAGCTCGTCCACGTACGCCGACTGCGTGCGGCGCATCTCACTGCGCCGGCTCGCCGGCAGGCTCCGAAACTCGTCGAGCGTGCGCGGAAGCCCGCTGCCGACACCGGTCCCGTTCGCGCCGTTCGGGGACGGCCCCGTCACGGCGGCGCCGGTCCTGGTCGCGGCGTGGGCGGCTTCCTCCTTGGCGAGCTTGCCCTTCCACTCCGCTTCGAGGGCGTCGCGGTCGGCCTTCGCCTTCGCCTGCTCGTCCGCTCGAACGCCAGCCTCCAGCCGTTCGAGCGCTTGCCCGATCGTCGTGGAGGACGCGTACGCCGCGCGGTGCGACTCGGGCATGCCCGCCGCGCGAGTGGCAAACAACCCTTTCATCTGCTCGAACTGGAACGCGTCCAGTTGCCGGTACAGGCTCGCGTTCGCGTTCAGACGGTCCCGCTCGGCCACCTTCGCAGCCAGGGCCGCCTGCTTCTGCTCCAACGTGTCGAGGTCGGTCCCGTCAGCGTAGGGGCGCATCTGCGCGACCTCGCTGGTGAGAGCGGCGATCTCATCGTGGAGTTGTCGGTGCTGGTCGGGCGTGCCGACCAGGCCGGCAAATCGCTCCTGCCACGCCTTACTGGCGGCCTCGGCGTCGGCTTGCGCCTTCGCGTCGGCGGCATCTCTGGCCTGCTCGGCATCCCGCGCGGCGAGGCGAGCGTTGACCGCCTCCTCGATGCGCTGCTGCTCGCGGGCCCGCTGCCGCTCGCGGCGCCTCTGGGCCTTGGTCTTCTCCTCCTCGGTCTGACCCTCGGCGGAGTCCTCCTCGACCTCGTCATCAGTATCTTCGCCGCCCTCGGCGGCAACGTCCTGGACCTGGTCGGTCTGAGCTTCGCTCGTTTCGCTGGCGCCATGCGTCGCGTCTGCTGGCCTCGCCGCCCCCTGCTCTGGTTGAGCAGTGGCAGCCTCGGCCACAGACGCGGAATCAGCGCTGCTGACGATCTCGTCAGCCACGGTCCCCTCCTGTGCGGGTGGCAACACAAAGAGCCCGACTCGGTTGCGAGTCGGGCTCTGGGCGCGCGTATACGACTTGCTGTCAGGATACGGCCTCTCAGCGGATCACGTCAAGATGTCTGGTCTCGTTGACACTACGTCGCGCCGAGCAGCGCGTCGATCGGGTAGCCTGGGTACAGCTCCATGACGGCCTGCCTGACCGCGCGGTTGTCGAGGTCAGGGTCGGCAATGAGCGCCTGAATCCGTGGCGTCGGGTCGGCCACGTGCCCCCGCGACGACCCGGCCAGGAAGTACGGATTCGGGTTGACCAGGCTGACCGGCGTGTCGCCGTTCTCGCCGTACTGGGCCGGCGGCTGGGGCCCCGGCGGCCACATCGCCGGGTCACCCGGCTGGCCCAGGTTCGCCGCGTTGGACGGGGCCTGCACCCCTTGAGCTGGCGCGAAGATCGGCGCAGGCGGTGCTTGCGGCGGCGCGATCGCGTTGTCGATCTGGCTGCCGACCTGGGTCTGGTCGGGCCGGTTCGGCGGCAACACCGACGGCTGCGTGACGGGTGGCCGCGACGGGACGGGAGCAGGCGCCGCTGCTGACGCGGCCACTGGCGGCGCCGGGGCTGGTACGGGGGGCGCTGCCCCGGGCGCTTGGACCGCCCCGATCGCGCCGAGCCCGATCGCGTTCGGCCGCACGAGGCTCGGCATCGCGCCCGTCCCGTACGGCAGCGGCATCCCGTTGACCGATTGCATGGCCGGCCCCAGCGCGATCTCGGGCACCATCGCGTTCGCCCCGCTCAGCGTCACGAAGTTGGCCGCGTCCACCCGGCTGTTCCGGATCGCCTCAGACAGCCCGGTCGCGGCGCCGGGGCCTGCCCCGAGCTTCGTCGCCAACGACGTGAGCCCGTTCGGGTCGCCCATCGCGATCTGGGCGGCGGTGCCCCGCCGGTTCGCCAGGTCCGTGAGCGACGTTGCCCGCTGCTGATTCTGGGCGCCATAGATCGAGCTCTGGGCGTTCGTGACGCCCTGCTGCTCCTTGATCGCGGTCTCCCAGAACGCGCGCCGCGCTTCGAGCAGCTTGTCGGCCTGGGCCGGCGTGAGCTTGCCGGATTGCACCTGTGGACTCAGCCACTGCTGGTACGCCTGCAAGTCAGCGGCTGCCTCGCCGAGTCGACCTGATGGCACGGATGCTCCGGGCGGCTCGGCGCCGGTTGGCAGTCCGACCGCCGGCTTGTACGTCCCGTCAGGCTGCCGCTCGTAGAGCTGCCCGCCGACCGTCACCTGATCCGGCTTGCCCCGGACGCCTGGCACGGGCGCCGACGTCGGCGCGCGCCCGTCCGGGTACGTCGTGATCGCGACGAGTCCGCCCTGGCCGTCGTCCTTGAGGGTGGTGGTGCCGCGATTACTCGTGTCCTCGCCGGCGTCGTCCTCTCGGTCTGGGAGCCCGTAGCCGAAGTGGGTCACCTTGACGCGACGCCCGTTGCGCACGACCTCGCTGGTCCCGGACACGGGCCACTGGCTCGACGGCACTTCCTCATAGGTCGGCACGACGTTGCCCTGCGCGTCGCGCCGCTCCTCGACCAGGATCAGGCGCGGCGCCCCGTTCGGACCGTCGTGACGGACCTCGTACCGCGTGGACGGGTTCGACGCCTGCGGGTTCGTGGATGGCGTCTGTGGCCGCGCCGGGTTGGCGTTCTGCTGCCCGATTACGTCAAACTCGCCGTCCGGCCGCCTCCGCACGTGGAGCTCAGCCCCGGTCGGCTTGCCCTGGTCGTCAACTGCGACCCACTTCTCTTCGCTGGCGGGAATGGTCGCCCGTTTGTCAGTCGGATCGTAGTCAGGATTTTCCGAGCCATCCGGCAGCGTCATCGACCGTGCGGGATTCGGTACTTGACCTGTCGATCGCTGATACTGGACACGACCGGAGCCGCCATTGGCAGCGATCCACTGCTCGACTTCCTGCTGGTTCACTGGACTACCTCACAGCTACCATACACCCCATGCGCACGCTTCTGGTCTTCCTGGCCGGCCTCACCTTCGGCATCGCGCTGACGTTCGGCGCCGTCATGGTGTCGGGCGGGTGGTACCACTACCGTATTCTCACCGGGCCACTGAGTGCATTTCGCGAAGCAGTAGAGCGCGACGGATGCGAGCCCATCGAGATGCAGAATTTCGTTCTCGGTCGGTGCCCGCGCTTCCACTGGCCTTAGCTCGCCTTTGCCTGCCGCTGCTTCTGGTTAGCCTCAAGTACGCGGCGCCTGATCTCGGCGGCACCGATGGACTTCATCAACTGCGCATCGGCGGCTTCTCCAGCCTGCTCGAGTAAATCCTGCATCGCGGACTGCCGAGCTTCAGGCCGTCCCCACCATGGCTTGCTGGTCAGGTTGCCTGCGAAACGTTCAAGTACCTGACCGCGCAGCGTCTGCCACTGCCGCGTCTCAGCGGGCGTCAGGTCGATCGGAATGCCGTCAATGCTGATCTGCGTCTTCGGGAACCCGATGTCAACGCCCGCCTGCTGGAACGCCTGAATGGTCGGATCGGACTTCGCACCCGACGTCCTCGCAAACAGCGATGCAGCGCCCTGCTGCTGATTCTCCTGCGGTCGTCCGAGCACGTCCTGTTGCACCGGCAGCGGCTCCTGTCCAAGCGATGTGAAACCCTGGCGATTCCCGATGCCGCTCCGAACCTGCTGCCCGATAGTCGTCTCGGCAGGCACATTCTTACCCTGGTCAGCCGTCCGTTCCATCGGGTCGATGGCCGTACCAATGGCCCGCGCCGTCGAGGCGTACGGCACCATGCGGGTCAGCGTCGAAGACGCGTACCGCTCAGCGGCGTTCCCGAGCCCACCGCCCTGCCCCGCCTGAAATGCCTGCATGATGTTTGAGACGCCTTGCAGGTATGGTTGCTGCTGGAGCTGCGCGCCAAGACGCCCGACATAGTTGCTAGCAATGCTGCCAGACGTCCGCTCCTTGGTAAAGACCAGCGAGTCGTGAACATCGGCAGCCGCGTTCAGCAGTGGTGCGTAAATCCCAAAAACGCGGTTCGGCACGTACACGCCGTCGATGAGCGTCGAGTACGGGCGCCACCCTTCAGCCCGCATCGCGGCCTTTTTCTGCGGGTCGTCAGGACCGCCGCCCGTGATGGTGCCGTTCGCGACGGGGCCGGCGGCCAACCCGAGTAGCAGCGCCGATCCAAGCGTCGCATCATACAGCTTGTCGAAGCGTCCTCCCTGGCTGTTCATCGCGTACCCGATCGGCGTCCGCTCGGCCAGTCGAAGATTCATATTCCAAGGCGTGTTGAAGAACGGCGTAACGAGGTTTCCGAGTACGGGCAGGTTGTTCAGGCGCGACCACTGTTGCACCTTTTGACCGTATGCCCCGAGATCGCTCTGGAATGTCTGGCGCTTCCCGTACTCGACGCCGGCGTCAATCACACGCTGCGTGTCTGGCATCGTTGGCAGTTGTCCTGCTTTGACCTGCTCGACATCGGCCAGCAGCGCCGAGACATGCTGCTTCCACGCGTTGCCCCGCATCCCGAGATCGGTCGCGATCTGCGCCGCCTCGCGGGCTTCGCCCGCGCCCTGGGCGATGGTGCCGAACACCGCGTCTGGGAGCGCCGAAAAGACGCGCCCGCCGGCCTCAACGCCAGACGCGATGGCACGACCGATCGGGTTGTTCGTAATCGTCGAGAGCGGCTCATGCCCCGGTGTCGGCGCGTACTTGCCGCGCGATGCAAGTGCATCAACCATCGCGGTGCCGATCTGGGTCATGCCATGGAACGCACCACCGGCCATCTCGACAAGTTCGCGCGGGTTGCCGCGCGCCACCACCCGCGCCGCTTCTTTCGGGATCGCGTAGAGCGGCTCCATCAGGTTGCCCACGACGTTGACAGTGAACGTGGCAGGCCCGATCATTGAGCTGTAGCCAACCTCGCCTGCGAATCGGCGCCACCACTGGAGCGGCGAGACGCCCGGCCGCTGCTGGCGCTGTGCCGCTTGAACCGCGCGCAACGCGGCTGGTGGCAGATTGAACTGCTGCGCCACATCGCCGATGGGGGCCGCCGGCTCCTCTGGCATGAGCATCCGCTGACGCATGCCGCCCGCCTGCATCTCGGCTTGCGCCTCGGGCCCGCTGACCCGCGCCTCCGGGACCGGCAACCTTGGCGCGGTCATGCCCTCCATGCCAGGAAGCTCGCCGGTGCGCACGTTGCCCGTCTCGACCATGTCACGCAACGAGCGCCCGCGCCCGCCCTCCGGCACCACCCCGCTGCCCATTCGCGCGCCACCTTCGCCGGGCCGCATCGCGCGGCCGGCCGCCGTGGCGAGCAAGGCTCCCCCACCGATGAACGCCGCGCGCTCGGCCGTCGTCATCGGCTCCTGGCCGTTGGCCTGCCGCCGCTCATCCTCCATGTTGGCGGCCTGCGTCCCCAGCAACCCGCCCTGCGCCGCGTTCGCGACGGTCGGACCGAGCGAGGAGCCGGCGCGGGGGATCGTGCCGGAGCCAGCGGCGGCATTCGGCACTGCCTCAGTGATCGGGCGCCATCCTTGCGGCGTCAGTACCTCGATCTCGGACGGCGGAACGCTCTGGCGGGTCAGCCATGCACCTGGATCGCTCGAAAACTCCGGGTCACGCCGCCATGCGCGATTGCCGCGGGTAAAGCGCAGCACTGCCCAGTCCTGCGAACCCGGGAAGTCGCGGTCAACCGTCGAGAGGATGGGCGCATTGTCGGCGGCGTAGACAGCAGGCTTGCGCGTGGCGCGGCTCCCGTCTGCCAGGATCACCTCGGCGCCTCGATCTGCGCCCGTGGCAGGAGTCAGCCCCCGCTGTGCGATCTCTGGCAGGCTGTCGCGCCCGGTCAGGTGAAAGAGCGGCGTGTCTGGTGTCTGGCGGCGCGGAGCCTCAGTTGGGATGCCGGCTTGCTCCAGGAATCCGGGCGGAGCCCACTGCGGATCGAACGTATCCGCCGTACTGCGCGTCGTCCAGACACCGCTCTCCCCTTGCGGCACCACGCCGCTGCCGAGCCGCATCTGCGGGTTGTCCACGGGGATGGAGACCGGCCCGCTCAGGTCTGCTGGGCGTGTCGAACCCTGCCGCACGTCCAGCGCGTCGTTGAGCGCGTTGCCACGATCCTCGGTGAGCGGCAGATCCGTCTCCCGTGCGCCCACGTCGGACCTGATCGCCGGCTCCAGGCGGCGCCGCGCGTTCTGCGCGTCGATCAGATCGGACTCGATAGCCGCATAGTTGTCCTGCGCTCTAGCTATCCGCTCGGCGTTGCCCGTCTGCCGCACACGGTCGAGGATGCCCCGCGCCTGCGCAAGCCGCTGCTGGAGCACCTCGACGGTCTGCTGGCCGCGCCCGCTCGGCACGAAGCCAGAGCCGAGCTCCATCACGCCATCAGAAGCCGGCGCCCGCGTGCCCTCGCCCAGCCGCCGCCCGACACCCTGCGCCGCCTCGATGCCAGAGCCAATCAGGTTACGGCCAGCGTTGATGGCTGCACTCGCGCCGCGCTCCAGGATGTCGGTTCCGCCGGCACGCCCGTGCGCGATCGGCATTCCACCCATCATAGCGGCCTGCACGTACTTGTTCGGCGATGCCGCAAGCACGGCGTCGGCAATGCCAACCCGCCCCACGATGGGAGCATCAATGCCGTACGTGTCCTTCCCATAGCCGAGCGCTGACAGCGCCGCGTCCACCTCTTCAGTGGTCGCCTCTGGCGTCGCCTGGACAATGGCCGTAGCCAACCGCACGCCACGTCTGATCGTCTCCAGTGGCGCCATGAGCATCTGCCCAAGCTCGCTGGTGATGACTTCCTCGTTGCGGCGACGGACCTCGTCTTCCTGCTGATTGACCTCGTCAATCGCACGCCCGTACGCATCGCGGGCAGGAGCGGTGACGCGGTCAACGAGGCTTGGCTGTGGTGGGCGCGGAGCCAACTCCTCGTCTTGTCCCGAACGAGCCGACTGGACAGCCCGCATGGCCGCCGGCGACGGTTGTTCCACAACCGGCGCCGTGCCGGCGTCATCCTGAGATGCCCCGTACACAGTCGGCTGCACATCCTGCGACGGCAACGGCTGACTCAGCGTGCCGCCAGCAGTCGGGTCGTTGTATGAGGACGGCTGCGACACGGTTTGTCCCGATGTGACGTCGTTTGTCGCATCCTGGGGCAGCGTGTACCCGAGCTCGCGCGGCCCCTGATCGGGATCTACGTAGCCCCCAGTCGCCGTGTCCGCGCCCATCGTCGGCGCGCCGAGCGGCTGGCGGTACATCTGCCCGACCGTGCCGCTGTCGCCCACGTCCTGCGTCTGCGGGTCGTATGGCGCGATGGTACGGCGCGGCCCGAGCGGCGCCGTTTGCACGTCCGGCACCTGCCAGTCGAACGGCGCCGAGCCGTCCGGCATCGGCTCAGGCGTCCCACTACTGGCCGCCGCCAGCTTCGCCCGCTTCTGGTCGCCCGCCGACATGCCGCTGGCGTCGGACGGCTGCTGGTCGGACACCTTCTGCATCTGGTCGTCCGGGACGACCTCGAACTCGTTGTAATTCGTGACGTCGCGCGGGTTCCACGTCGAGGCAAACACGCGCGACGTCGCACCCGTCCCTCTGTGACGGATGGTGATCATCCGCATGTCGAGAGGCTCCCCAGCGGACGGCTGCTGGGGGCTTGCAGCAGCCGTCGCCGGGGGACTCGCCGCCGCCGGTGGGGATGCGGCGGCGGCGTTCGGAGCGGGCGGCTGGCCCGCGTACCGAGTGACCGCGTCCCGGAACAGCCGCACGTACTGGCTGCCGTTCGTCCCGGTCGCGTCGGTCGCGTCGGTGATGTTGCCCTGGTCGTCGATCGCGCCGAAGTAGGCGGCTGCCGCCCGGTCCGGGTCGCCGCCATATCGACGCAGGTTGTCAGCGAAGATCTGCGTCCCGCGCAGGATGTTGGTGCGCGGGTCCATGCCGTTCTCGCCCGGGCCGTAGTGAAACGGCATCGTCTGCATCAGCCCGAGCGCGCCAGCCACCGAGACGGCCCGCGGGTTGCCGCCAGACTCGATCTGGATCAGCCCCTTGATGTAGGCCGGATCGACGCCGTACGTCCGCGCCGCCTCCTGCACGAGGTCGTTCCACTGCTCGACGCCGCCGCTCGGGTCGCCCGTCCTCGGGCCAGCGCTGGACGTCGATGCCGCGCGGCGCGGCATCGCCGCCGGGCTGCCGGCCGCCGCCTGTGGCCGCGACGATGACTGCGGCGAGACTGAGGCGGGTGAAGACGCCTGCTCGTCCATCCAGCGCCACGGGGACGACGCGAACATCTCCTGCGCCGTGGGCAGTTTGATGTCGAGCGCCGGCCTGGTCTCGGTAGCCGTGGTCGTGGCCGCGCCGCCGCCCAGGCCACGCAGAAAGTCCTCGGTGCTCTGCGTCGCAGACTCCAGCCACGACTTCGCCTTGGCGGCGCGTAGGTCGTTGATGTCGGCAAACGTCGGCATGGTCAGTTCACCTGATCCCGCAACTTGCGCTTCAGGCCGGCCGGGCTCATGTCGCGGCGCACCCGCGCCCAGTTTGCAGCCACGATCGGCGGCACCCCGGCCCTTCTGACCAGCGCGCCGGCCGTGGCGTTGCGCCACTTCCCGTGGCTGTCCACGACGACGATGACGTACGCCACCGCTCAGGCCGCTCGCATCAGGCCGGTGCCCTGGCCGACCCGGCTCCGCTTGTACTGGTCGAGGAACATCGACCAGTCCCCGCCAGCCCCTTCGACACCCGACTGCAACAGGCTCAACTCGGTGGGCGTCAACTGCTCCAGCGCGCCGCCGCCCAGTTTGTGCGCGCCCTGGGCATACAGTGCAGACGCCCCCGACTGGAGCGCGTCGGCCTGCGTTTGCGGTGCGACCCCTCCACCGCTGACTGCTGTCGTACCAGCCCCGCCGCCACCCGTGTTGACGCTGCCGCCGCTCGCGTTGGCCGCGCCACCCGTGCCAGCCTGGAACGACCCGGTCAGCTTCTGGGTCAGCGTGTCGATGCTCTCGGCCTGCGGCACGCCCTGCTGGGCACCGAACCCCGGCAGGTTGACATTGTTGCGCAGCGCCGAGAGAAACCCGATCGTGCCAGGCTGGTTCGCCACCCCGCGCGCGAAGTTGGACGCCTGCACGTAGTCGGCCGGCCCACGTAACTGCGCGGCCATGTTCAGCGTGTCGTACCCGAGCCGCGCCTTCGAGAGCTCGACTTGCTGCTGCTGGTACCAGCGGTCGAGCGCCAGCCGCTGCTCGTTCGTCTTCGCGTTGCGCAACCCGAGCTGGTACTGGTTGTTGATCTCCTTCGCCCGCAGCGCGTTCCCCTGCCGGTTCAGCCCGTAGTTCAAGTCGAAGCGCCGGGCGTCCTCGTTCGACGCCCGCGTGTAGAGCGCGTCCTGGGCCGCCGCGTGCTCCTGCCCGGCGGCGATCAGCGCCGCCCGCTTCGGGTTCGGCTCCGCGTCGTCCGACACCACGTTGAAATACTGGTCGTAGACGGTCATGCTGCCGTCGATGTACATCTGGAGGTAGCGGCCGTCCCTGGTCGGGATCAGTTGCCCGTACGGCTTGCGGTCCATCGTCTACCCTCCAAACGGCAGCGGGGATGCAGACGTCCCCGCGCGCGACTCTGACGAAGGCGATAGCGTGGAGACGGCAGTCTGCTGGCCTGTCGGCAACGCGCCCGGCGGCGGCTGCGGCGCCCAGGTCGGGTCGGACTTCTGGGCCATCCGTGCGGCGTACCGCGCCTGGGCGTACTTGTCGAAGAAGCGGTCGCCCTGCTCGATCATCCGCTTGCGGTGCGAGTACTTGGCGAGCCCGACATCCTCACGACTCTTGCCGTCCAGCAGCATCTGCATTTCCTGCTCGGGCGTCCAGCCGTCGGCCACCGTCATCCACAGCAGCAACTCATCCTCGGGCGTCAGCGGCGTCTGATCCTTGCCTGGCCCGGCCAGCTTCGCCATCCCGAGCACTTGCGCCTTGGTATCAGCCCAGAGCCGCTGACCGATAACGTCGTCGGTGATGACCGGGCGCTTCGGCATCGGTCAACCCCCCATCATGGCCGGCGACGGCGCCGGCAGCGACTCGGGGAGCGCGCCGCCAGCCGCCAGCGCCCGGTTGATCGGCCCCGTCATCCCAGCCCCGCCAATCGTCCCGGCCAGCGCCGACGTCCCGTAGTTCGGCGCGCCCATCCCGGTCACGCTCCCGCCCATCGGCACGCCCGGCGCCCCCGCCTGCAGCGCGGCCATCTGGCCCGGCGGCGGCAGGCTCATCACCCCCTGCCCGGCCCCAACCGGCACGCCCGCGTCGTTCATGAGCCCTTCGTTCTGCGCCTGCGTGATCTGCTTCAGCTCCTCCGAGCCCTGCACCTGGGCCATCAGTTTCAGCGCGTACTGCTGGAAGGCCGGCTGCGACCTGATGCTCTCCAGCATCAGCTCAAGCTCCGTCTCCTCCGGGTGCTCGTCGCCGGTGTCCTCCAGGTGCGCGCGCCGCGTCTTCAGGTTCCGCGCGACCGCCTCCATCGACTGCTGCTCCTCGGGGATCGACATCGACTTGGAGTAGCGCGCGACGACCGTGAACGTCTCGTCGATCAGGTCCGGGTCCAGCTCCATCGGATCGCGGTGCCGGCCCTCGCCGTCGCCCAGCGGCACGTCAGTAGACTGAAACACCGTGATCGGCGGGTAGCGAGTCCCGCCGCGCCGCTTGCCCTGCTCGGGCAGCCGCTTGCCGGCCTCCAGCACGAACGACCCGTGCCGCTCGTACAGCCGCGCGAGCGCGTTGCGGACCGTCGTCAGCGCCTGCTCCTCGAATCCAGCCGCCAGACTCTGCGAGAATCCCGACTGCTCCTTGTTCGACTTGCCGGGCGCCTCCTCGGCGTTCATCCCCAATTCGAGCTCGATCTGCCGGAACGCCTCCGCGCCGACCGCCTCAATCCGAAGCTGGCTCAGCTTGACCCCCGGCCGGCTCTGCACGATCTTCATCGGCATGATGTCCGGCGCCTCTGGCTCGTCGTCGTCGAGCCCGCCGACCGGCCCGGCGCCCACCGGCTCCTCGATCAAGATCGGGTACGACCCGAACAGGATCGCGACGTTGTTCGAGGTCATCTTGGCGCGTGCGGACCGCCAGCCACCCGCGAACGGCTCCGTGAAGCCCATCGCCCGCTTGTCCGGGTTCGTCTCACCCGGGTTGCCGAGGAAGAACTGCCAGTGGACTGGCAGCCGGTCGAGCCCGAACTGGTCGTGCAGGTCGATGGTGGCCGTCTGGCCGTCCCAAGGTCCGCCTTTCCAATAGGTCTCGACCGGGCCGCGCGTGCCCTTGACGCAGTACGAGACGTACGGCAAACCGTCCTCGTCGTACAGCCACGCTTCGATCAGCGTCAGCGTGCCCAGCCCAACCCCGCCAGTCGTCGAGCCGCTACTGTCCTGGTCGTTCCGTCCGGTCGGCGTCGCCAGCCCGTCCATCCCGAAGCGGTAGCGCCGGGCCAGCCAGGACGTCGAGAACTCCTGGCTGACGATCAGCCCCTCGACCGACATGTTCGGGCCGAAGATCGGCGCGCAGTTGCGGATGCTGAGGGCGCGGTGCCGGATCGGCACGTTCCGCGCGCGGTAGACCGCCAGCGAGAGCTCGTGCTTGCGGCTGGCCGCGTCGGTGGCCGCCGAGGCGAGCCGAGCCAGGTCGGACCGCTTCGCAGGATCGCGCTCTGCCTGCATCTGCTGCCGCAGCCCGTCAGCCTCGCCGTCGTCCCAGGCTGATGAGTGCTTCTGCCAATCGGCCGGGTCCAGCACCGTGATGCCGGCCGCCCAGCCCTCGTAGAGGCCGATCGCGCACATCTGCTCCCACTGGAAGCCTGCCGTCACGTCCTCGCAGATCGCGTTCAGCGGCTCCTCGACCCGGGTCGTCAGCCGCTGGCCGCTGATCCCAAGCCCCTTCGGCCCAAGCGGCACGCCGAGATGCGGGCGAGAGGCGATCAGCCGCTGGAGGACGCGCGCTGGGACCGTACGCGGCTGTGGCAGATCCGCGACGTACTGCTCGGCGCCGGCGATCGTGAACGTCTGCGGCAGCACGAACTGGTCCTCTCCGTTGACGACGTCCTGGTTCGCCTGGGCGCGCCGGCGCGTGTCCTGCATGGCCGGCCAGTACTGCGTCAGCAGGTCGTCGAGCTCGCGCCCCTCGAAGCGGCGCGGGGAAACCAGTCCAGACTGTGGCATCGTGCTCTCTCACTGCCTCCCGCGACGGGCAGCACAAGAGCCCTGACCGTTCGGTCAGGGCTCTTGTGTGCGAGGTGTGTGTCGGGCTAGATCGGCAGACCCAGCGCCTGCCGGCTCTGCGCTCGGGCTGTCGCCTGCAGGAATCCGTCGTTGTAGCCGTACGCTCTCTTGTCGGCGAGCACAGCACCCACCGTGCCTGCGTCCGTCGTAGCAGCCCCGACCTGGCACTCGACGAGCATGAGCTGCTTGCCCCCGACAACGAACGGCGCCACAGTTTTGACGCGGTACGCTAGCGACAGCCCTCGCAGGACGTGCCACGCGCACTGGAATCGCAGCCTAAGATCGTTCATCGTTCCTCTCCTGCTTGCTCATCCCTCGGCATCGCAGTCATCGCTGCCCCCTCCCCACCGTGTAGTCGCGCGGCTTCTGGCGCTTCGTCGTCCCGAGCCAGTGCGCCGCCATCAAGCCGTACTTGAGACAGTCGTACACATGATCCTCGGCCAGGGTGTCCACGTCCTCCGGCTTGTGTGGGTCCACCGGCAGCATCGGCAGCGTCCGCATCAGGTTCGTACACGTCTTGAAGATCTGGAGCACCGGCGGCGCCTCAGGCGCCCACGCCAGCACATCATGCACCCGCGCCTTGCCGGCCAGACGGTCATTACTGGCCGGCTGCAAGGCGAATCCCATCTCGCCGTAGTGATCCGCCACCGACATAAACGTCTGGCCCTCGCGCTGCGTCGCCCACATCGCCGGGTCGCCCACCCTGAATCGATGATCCTCGCCGGCCGAGGCTAGCCGACACTCGTACGCCTGCTCTCTCGCCGTCAGCCTGGTCCCGTACCGCTCCCGGTAGACGTAGATCCGTCCCTGCGGACTCTGCGTCAGCCAGAGACAGCCGAACGGCGCCGCGTAGCCGTAGTCCACTGCTGCCCACTTCGGCCACGCCTCGGGGATCGCGAACGGCTCGCAGACGTGGACGCTCGCATCAAACTCCGGGAACGCCTGACCCTCGGGCGGCGTCCGCTCATGCTGCGCCTCCGCGCGGAACGCCCGGATGCCCCAATCGTTGACGTGCTGCTGGCAGACCTGCAGATCCTGCCCCGCCCACGTCGGCGTGCCGGCCATCACCCGCCAGCGCGTCGAGCCCGGCACCGGCTCGGCCTTGAACCCGACCAGCGCTGGCACCGGGCCGATCACCTCGCGGTCGGCCAGGAAATCGGCCTCGACCGACGCGAGCCCGGCCAGCCGCGCCGCTACCGACTCGTAGTGGACGACGTTCTGGACGAACAGCGCCGCCATGTCGGGAGACCCAGCCGGTAGCAGCTTCTGCGTGATCGCCCGAACCTTCTTGTTGACGGTGTCGATGCTGTCTTCGGCGTCGTCCACATCGTCGAAGATTAGCAGGTCCGGGCGCTGCTCGTCCAGCTTGACCCCGCGAGCCGCCACATCAAGGCCGAGCGAGTCCACCGTTAACCCGGCCTCCGTGCGCAGCCGATTCCGTCGCCAGCCCTTCGAGGCGCCGTAGACGTTCAGCGAGCGGCGCCCAAGCGCCGGGTAGTATGATGCCACCCCCTCGGATTCGAGCATGCCCGCGACGTTCGCCACGTGGTCGTCAGCCTGGGCCTGCTTGCCCGAGATGTAGAGCACGTACCGGCGCGCTCGCCGTGCGCCGACCGCCACGCAGGCGAGCTCCGCCGTCGTGGACTTCGCGCCGCCACGCGCGAGCAGCACCACCAGCGGGTTCGGCCTGGTGCCGCGTTCGAGCGCCCAGACCCACTGCCAGATGCGGCGATGATGCTCGGCGAGCGGCGCCGAGACGTACGACGGGAACAGCGTTGTCAGCCACGGCTCGCACTCATTCGGCGCCGTCCTCGCCTGCTGGCCCGGCTGACTCGCGGCCAGCTTCGGCCGCTTCGAGAAGACGAATGATCTTATCGACCATGACGCCGTGTAGGACGGCGAAAGCCGAGGCATCTTGCTGCTTGAGCCAGGCGCGGTCGGTGCTATGCTCGACCTGGACGGTGATCGCCGCAAGGGCCGCCTCAAGATACCGGTTCAGTCCGGCTGCGATGTCGATGACTTTTTCCGTACGAACCGCATCGGACAGCAACGACTTTGCTTGCTTATGCCAATCGGAGACAGTCTGCTTCGGCAATTTGTAGGTCTCTGCGACCTCGCCAACGCGCTGGCCGGTCAGCAGCGCCGCGAGGACCGCCGCCTTCGTCTCAGGAGGATGCTGCACAACGCGCCTACTTGCCCTTCTTGCCGTGGTAGTTCCTCTGGCCTGGGGCTGCCTGCGCCTTGCGGGCGAGCTGGCCGATGACCGCCTGTGGCACGCCCTGCGCCTTCAGTTGAGCCGCCCGCCCGCCATACCCGAGCCTGTTCGACTTGCCGTCCGTCTTCCCCGTCTTCCTGATCTTCGTCACGGTCACATGCCTTTGCCGCACTCGGGGCACTTCTTCGCGCTCTTCGGCATCTTCTTGCCGCACTTCGGACAGGTCTTCACGAGTCCTCCTGGACGCAAGAATCCCCATGCCCGATTCCGGACATGGGGACACGACTTGCTATCAGGATAGACGATTCGGACGCGGCGGTCAACGCGGTGTCCAGGTCTCAGGCATCCTCGCCGTAACGCTCTGGGCAGAGCAGCCTCGCAACCGCCTCCGCGTTGGCGCTGTGCATGAAGCCGGCCGGCTGCGAGCGGGCGATCTCGTCGAGCGACCAGCCGATGGCGTGTGCCTTCTCCCAGTCGAAGCCCTGGCCTCGGACACCAGGGGCGATGGTGCGAGACGAGCGGGTCCGGTGTCGGAGCACGCTGGCGAACGACTCGCGGGCCAGGTGGGCCTGCCGCCAGACCGACAGGTAGAAGCGGACGCGGGGCACGCCGAAGTCACAGCGTCCATAGGGGCACTCCTGGCACCCCGGGGCCTCAGGTGGCCGCTGGCTGTGCGTCGCGAGGGGTGAGATCGGGTGCGCAGCAGCATGCGCCAATGGCTCCTCCCCGTTAGCCGCGCGGTCGCGCGCGTCGGACCATGCAGACGTTGTCCTCATCGTCAGGGCTCGCACCAGGCGGTGTCAATCACGATCGCGGCCCCGGTATCGCGAACGCCGACGACCGCGGTGGCGCCGGCGTCACCCCACTGCGCCACCCAGACCGGCGTGTCGGCGCGCATTTGGTACTCGCCGCCCTTCCAGCCGCCAAACGTCAGCCCTGGAGTGAGCGCTTCGCGCAAGGCCATCAGGAACGCTTCGGCGGTCAGCCGCTTGGGGTCGGCCCGTCCGCCGGGCTCGAAGGTGATTCCGAGCTCGTTGTAGAAGCCCCGATAGCTGGTCAGATGCCCGGGATAGGTCAGTCCGAAGTCGAAGAACACCCGCTTCGGGCGGGGCGAGCCCCGCCCGTCCTTCGAGATGAGTGGCAGGCACTCCAGGGCGGCGATCAGATCTCCGAGCGTCATCTGCCGAGCGCCAGTCATGGCGATGCGATAGCTGCTCACGATGCTCTCCTCTCTCGCCGCTCCTGCTCGGCGCGGTCGGCCCGCGCGTTGGCGTCGGCCAGGGCCGCGTCAGCGATCCACACGGCTGCTGGCCTCCGCGTGCATCACAGGCCAGACCCGATGGTTTTCAGAGCCGTCAGCGGGTCTGGAGAATCCAGGCAATCGCGCAGCGCCGTCCAGTCTCTCGGCCGCACGATCCTGGCATCCACACCTGGCACACTGCTGAGGTGCCGCAGCATCCGTTTCTGCGCGTGGCTGGCGCGGCCGGTCTCGGTCTTGAGCTCCCAGGCGAGCAGCAGGCCAGGCAGATCCAGACGCCACGCGGTCACATCCGGCCAGCCCGCCTCAACACGTCGCATATCGGGAATGACCATGACGGTCCAGCCACGCCACTTCAACCCCGCGACGACGTGCGTCTGTTGGAGCTCCCGCTCAGGCATAGCGTCGAGAACGGGGGCTATCGGCTGCACCGGCACGTGCCGGTGCAGCCGATAGCCCGGCCCTGCGGCCACGGCTCCCTCACCGTCGGTGCGCGACGTGCGTCTCGGCATCACACGGCCTCCAGTGGCATCGGCGGACAGGTCGCGAGGCGGTCGAGCCACCCTGTCACACGCGGCCAGAGCGCATCGGGAGCAGCGGCTAACCCGGTCCCGTCCGCCGAGTCGGCGCCGGCGGCAACGACGTTGCGCAGGAACGCCTCGCCGTTGACCCGGCCGACGTGGACGCGCTTCCCCCGCCGCTTCGCCTCGGAGATCGCCGCGTAGCCGCCACCCTCCGCGCGCTTCCACTCCGTCTGCGGCGTCGTCTTGCGGTCCACCAGCGGACGGCCGCCGACGAACAGCACGTCGAACGCCGACCAGTCCACCGCGTCAGGATCGAACCCGTCTTGCGCGACGAACGCGGCCAGGCCGAAGCCGACCGGCACGACGCCGAACGTCTGGATCGCCCAGTTGGCGCCGAGAATGGTCAGGGCGTACGCGATGAGCCAGAGCATGTGTGTCCTCTCTCGTGTGTCACCCGGCCGCCTGCGTAGCTGCTGGCAGCGGCAGCGCGGCCTGGGCGTCAAGCGCATCGAACAGACCCGGCATCAGGCGCGTCGCCGTAGCCGACGCGTCGGGGTTCAGCAGATTCCGACAGTTCTTGACCGCCTGTCGACAGTACGACTCCTTGAGCTCGAAGCCTCTGGCGCGCCGGCTCTGTTCCAACGCAACGAACGGCGTCGAGCCTATCCCCGCGAAAGGGTCCAAGACGATGTCGCCGGGCTTGCTGTACAGCAGCACCAGCCGACGAATCACCTCCAACTGGAGCGGGCACACGTGACGCTCATCGTCGTCATCGCGGATCGACTTCCAGCCCTCCAGCACGTCCGTCTCGCGGATGTCGGTCCAGAGCCCGCTCGCGTCCCGGATCCACTCGCGCCGGCTCAGCCAGCCGCCTGGGTTGCGCTGGGCGTCGTACAGGCACGGCACGGGGTCGCCGTCGCCGGGCTTCTGGAAGATCAGGATGTAGTCGTTCACCGCTGGCGCCAGTTTCCGGCCATCGCGCATGCCGGTTACGAACAGCAGGCTATGGAGCTTCTGGCGCTGCGCCATCGCCTGTGGGTTCTTCGGGATGCAGATCTCGCCCGTCCAGACGAAGCCGCCGGCTGCCACGACGTCGATGACCGCGCCACGGAAGTCTCTTCGCCCCATGTGGCCGTGCTGTACTTTTGTGGTCAGCAGTTGCTGGATGTGGATCGCCAGGATGCAGCCGGGCTTCGTGACACGCAGAACCTGCTCGACCCAGAAGCGCAGGTGGAGCCCAAAGTGGGTGCCTCTGGAGTCGGTGCCGTGGTCCCAGGAGTTGCCGATATCCTCGTTCTTCCCGCTGTAAGCGAACAGGTTGGAGAACGGAATGCTGGTGATGGTCAGGTCCACCGACTCGGGTGCCAGGCGGGCCGCCATGCCGGTGACACAGTCCTCATTCCAGATCTCGACGTCGGCGACGGTCACGGAGGCTTGCCGATTCCGCTCGACCTCCTCCTGCTCGGCTTTGTCGCGCTTCGCCCGCTCGCGGTGGTCCAGGTCGTCGAGGTTCTCCGTGAGTGCAGCGCGCTCGTCTTCGTAGCTCATACTGCTCCCAGCAGGACGCGGCGGTAGTGGGCTTCCTGGATCGCCGTGTCCTCGTCAAACGCCGCCTCCTTTCGGCGGACGTTGGCGAATACCGTCCCCTCGAGCTCGGGGATAATCGGGATGTCAACGTGGACCGTCTCGGTCTGGCCGAACCGATACGCGCGACGGATGGACTGGTACAGCCGCTCAAACGAGTCGTCGAACCCGCTGAACACCATCGCCCGGCAGTTCTGAAGGTTCAGTCCGTACCCCAGCAGGACCGCCTTCGAGATCAGTACAGCGATCTCGCCCGACTTGAAGCGACGGATCAGCTCGGCCCGATCGTCGTCAGACTGCTTGCCGGTCAGAATCGCGTAGCTGATGCCGTCAGGCAGATACTCGGCGACGATCTCGCCCTCCTCGTCGAACACCGTCCAGACCATGACCTGGCGGCCGGCCGCGACGTGCTCTGCCGTGAGCGAGGCCACCGTTGCCGGCTTGGTCGAGGGGTACCGCGCGGCGGTCCGCTTGCCGCCGTCCGAGCGGTAGAGAAAGCCCTTCGCGAGCTGAGAGAGCTTCGAGCGCTCGGAGAGCGTCAGGCGGTCGTCGGCGAAAAGGCCGCCCTTCTGGCCGATCAGTCCGTGCATCATCTCGCGCTGGACGGCAGAGAGCTCCAGCTCGTGCTCGCGGACGATCGGCGCCGGCAACGTGGCGAGGATGTCGCAGAAGCCAAATCGGGCCGGGTCGCGCATGTAGACCGACCACGACGCCATGAACTCGTAGAACGCGGCGCGGGCGTGCGGCTTCACCCGCCAGTCGTTCGTCTTCGCATCACGCTGGAAGTACGTCCAGAGGATGTCACCCTCGGACCGGAGCTTCTCCAGGAACGACGCCTGCGAGGCGTACTCCATCGCCTCATTCGGCGCTGGCGTCGCGGTGAGCGAGAGCTTGTATTCGATGCCCCGCGCCGAGTGGATCAGGTTCCACTTGATAACCCCGCCGCCGGTCCGCAGCATGCTCGACTCGTCGGCGGCAAGCCCGGCCAGGTGGCGAAACTCTCGGATCTGGCCAGGGATCAGCTTCTCGTAGTTACAGATGCCGATGCCGGATCCTGGCCGCTGGCACCAGTCCGTCAGCGCGTCGCGCGTCTCCAGGCGGTCGATGACCAGCGCGTCGCCGTAGAACGCCTGCGCCATCTCGACGGTCTGCTGGTGGATGCCGATCGGCTGGAGGATCAGCACCCGCCCGCCCGTGAGCGCCAGGACCTGGCGACACCACTCCAGCATGACGGCCGTCTTGCCAAGACCAGTATCGATCCAGGCGGCCCAGCGACGGGCGTCGAGCGCGAGGTTGACGATCCACGCCTGGTAGTCGAACAGATAGTCAGACAGCGGCAGGCGGGCGCCGGCTGCGGTCGGCATGGTGCCGCCGATCCGGTCCGCAAACCGCGCCGGCGTGGTCAGCACGTACGTGTCGCGCTCCCACTCGTACGTGACCTGCGTCTCTGGCAGAGACTTCGCTCTCAGGAACAGATCGTACGCCGCCAGGTCGAAACGGTCGAACTCGACCACAGCCAGCGGGCCGGCGACGCGCACGGTCGGCGCGGACGGGGCGAGCGCCACGGTCATAGGACCCGCTCCCCGCCGGCTGCCGCCAGCGCCACCCGCTCGCCCGCCCCGATAGCGCAGCGGGTGACGTTGGCCTCGCGAAGATCGTCGAATCCCAACGCCAGGGCAGGCCATTGGCGCCCTGGCTCGATCGTGACGTGGCTCCCAACGCTGTCGCATCTGCCGTAGCAGTCCCCTGTCCTCGGATCGGCGTCGCAGCAGTCGCCATCTCTGCAGCGACGACACCTCGACGGTACGCTTGATGCGCTACCCTGCCTCTGCATCGTTCCCTCCCGGTTCGGTGTGCTCTGAGCTCGGCCGGGGAGGTCCAGTCCCCGGCCGAGCCGTTCAGCGCTGACGGCGGCTAGGCGGTCGCTCTGTACAGGCTCTCGCCGAGGCTGCCGAGCAGCGCCTTCGCCGCGTTGACGCGGTCGGCATACACCGCCTCCAGCACGCGCTCGGCGGTCGGCAGCAGGAACCGGAACGAGGTCTTGCCGTCGTCGTCCACCGACGGGCGCACCTTGACCGGCAGCCCGTAGTTGACCGGCGTGCCGGCCTTCAGCACGCGTTCGACCGCCTTGCCGTCCTCGCCCGGAACCAGGATCGTCTCGTCGGCGTCGCGGACGTGCCCCTTGAGGACCGGGATCGAGATCACGATCTCGGACGGGATCGCACGCTTGCTCGTGACGGCGCTGTCCTTGCTCCACGAGAGCTCGGAGCCACCATCCTCTCGCATGTCCGACTTCGCCGCCAGCTTCACTGTCGTCCGCAGCGTGCGGATGATGTCCAGGATCTCCGACGCCACCGGGCTCACGACGTCATCGGCCAGCTCGTCCAGCTTGTTGACAGTCTGCTGCTGCGACCATGCCGTCTTCCCGTCGGCGAACCCCGTCCAGGCGTTCCACTGGCTGCTCGTGACGAACGGGTGCTCGGCCGTCCACTGGGCCCGGCCGGGCGCGTCGAGCGTCTGGTGGAAGTCCAGAATCGCGCGCAAGCCGCGCTCGCTCCACGAGAGCAGCAGGCGGTCCGGCTGGTGGTACCGCTCGACGTACTGGACCCAGGACCGCACGTCACCCAGCCGTGCCGTCACGGCAGCCGGGCGGATGTGCTGCTCGACGCTCCAGGCGTCCACGACCTTGTCGTAGCCCGTGCCGTTGAACACCCAGAACGAGCCGTCAGGCGCTGTCACGCTCGGCTCGATCGTCAACCGTGGCTGCGTCTGCTCGTCGTCGATGCTGGTGACCGGCGTGATGTCCATGCTCAGATGCTCCTGGCGTCCGTGCTCTCGGCACTGATGACGCGCGTCTCGACCTCGCTGCTCACGGTGGCGAAGGGCAGCGGCGTCTGCCCGGGGTTGACCTTCGAGAGCTCGCCGTCCTTGCGGATGTAGCGGAAGCTGCCCTCGGGCTTGCGCTCCGGCTTCTTGCTGCCGACCTTGCCGGCCAGCAGCACGCCGATCGTCCCCTGGCGGACGGCCGGCTCAACGATGACCGGCTATCCGACATTACTGGTCGAAACTGGGGTCTGAGATGACCTCATCCTCAGCCTCCTCGTCGGTTGAAAACGGCGTTCCGATGTACGCATCCAGGGCGTTGTCGATGTACTCCGCGATGCTGTCCAGCCCAGCCCCGTACAGGGTGCGGTCGGTCAGCACGCGGTACTCGGCGGGCGCCTCGCGGATGGTCAGCCCGGCGGGGGTTGTCTGCGGTTCCCACACAGCACGGTCCTTTGCATACCCTCCGCGCTTCGCGCGTCGGACCCCTACGTGGAAGAGGACTTTCGCTCTGATCGCATCGAACGAGTACCCGCGACCGTTGCGGTTGGCCATCTTGGCCAACCCGTTCAGCCCCTCCGTGTAGGCGTTGGTGTAGCGATGCGCGAAGTAGGCGAGGATGTACGGACGCCAGTTCTTGGTGGCCGTGAGCAGATCCTTGAAGGCCCAGAGCATGTCACCGGGGATGCTGTCGATCCACTCGTTCAGCAGCGTCCCCGCCGTGTCTGGCGTGCCACGGTCGTAGACGCGGAAGAATCCCTCCTTCAGGTCGTAGGCTTGCTTCAGGGTGGGGAAGTTGTCGATCCACGAGTCCAGGATGAACTGATCGGCCGGGGTCAGCTTGTGCGGGCGGGAGAGCAGCAGGAAGCGGTCGCGCTTGAGCTTCCGCCGCTGCGCGTCGGTAAGCTCCTCGCGCAGCCTCTTCCTCACGAGGTCAAGCCCGAGCGTGGCCATGCGCTCGACGTGGAACTTGTCGATCACCACCTGGGCCTGGGGCAGGATGTCGCGGCAGGCGTCGCGGTAGGGGCGCCACATGTCGATGGTGACGACCTCGACGGTTTCGCGGTTGGGGAGGCGGGAGAGCCGAGCCGCCACCGTCTTCATGTCGCGCTTGGCCAGCAAGTCGATCACGGCTGGAGTCTCGACGTTGGTCAGGATGCAGCGCAGCCCCCCAGCCAGGGTCAACTCATCGATCCCCAACACGCGCGGGGTTACGACCCGCTTCTCCCAGTCCTCGGTCAGTGCCTTGGTGTGGACGCCGAAGATGCGCCTGACGGTGATCTCGTTCAGCCCGATCTCGTCGGCGACGCTCGTGAACGTGCGCTCGACCGACTTCTGGGCGATCCAGTCCACCAGACGCTCCGTGGCCCGATGCTGGCTATCGACGCCAGGAGTGGGCTCCACGAACGTCTGGGAGCACGACCGGCAGCGGAAGCGGCGGCGCTGGGCCTGGATGCCGACCCGCTTGCCGTGCATCGGCAGGTCCATGATGACCTCGGGCCGGGTGCCGAAGCGGTAGAGCTGCCCCGATCCACAGGTGGGGCAGGCTGTGGGCGGATCGGTCGGCTGGGCGATCACGCGGTACTCGCCCGGCCGCTCATCCAGTTGCAGGACCGTCCAGCCGGCCAGGTTCAGGATGTTCACTCAGACCTCTCTGACGATCTCATCGTCAGAGTCCCAAAACGTCCACGGCGGGAGTCCAGGCCCCGTCTCGTCGCGGAGACGCTGGCGCTCACGAACGCAGGCGTAGCCACCGTTTGCATCAGATGCGAGACGCATGGCGGACTCTGCCTCCGCGATGGTGTCATAGTCGCCCCACTCAGCGACGACATCGGCGGGCTCCGTGTACTTGCCCTCAGCTTCCCGCTTGCGCGCCTTGGTCACCAGTTCGGCGTCCTCGTACTCGACATAGAACTGCTTGGGCTTGGCCATCGCTCAGCCTCCCTGGACCATCGAACGGACCCGGCGCTTCATCTCGATCTCGTCCCGCTTCAGCGCCTTCTGCCGCGCCCGGACATAGGGCGGCATGTAGTCGGGCTGACGCTCTCGGACGTAGCGGAGGATCGCCAGCCCGACTCGCTGCTCGTAGTTGAACAGGGCATCCAGCACCCTGGCGGGGATGGTCTCGCCACGCTGGGCAGCCTTCTCGATCTCGCGGACCCACTCAGATCGACGACAGTCGTTCGGGTAGCAGCGCAGATACTCGGCCTTGGAGCAAGCTTCGTCGCCGGTCCGCTCCATGTAGTCGTTCATGACGGCTCGCTCGTACTGGCGCAGGGTGAGGGTCCAGGGTTGTTCGACTGCCACAGCTTAGCTCTCCTGGAACACGACGGGGAGGCAGCGCCCGGCCAACAAGTTCAACTGGTCCAGCATGCCAAGCATCTTGCTCGCCGCCTCATAGCGCGTCTTGCCGTAGACCAGCCCGAGCTTCAGGTTCTCGGCGGTAAGGTCGGTGTTCGTGGGGATGAAGGCGATCCACTCCTGGCCGTTCAGCGCCGGGTGAACCTGGATGCTCAGAGGCTGCTCGGCAGCGGCCTCCGGAGCCTGGGGGCAGTCGTCCTCATGGTCGTCGGCAGTTGTGATCTCGATGGGGTCGCCGTCGTAGCCCTCCGGACCGGAGTCCAGGGTGATGGTGGCGCCACAGCTTTCGCACGGGACATCCATGTAGCGGGAGCGGATGCTGATGTCACGGATCACGGAGGGCCTCCTCGACTGCGGTTTCAACCGCTTTTGTCGAAGTCATCATATCACGACGGAGGGATGGTGTCAACCACTAATGTCGAAGAGCCCGATGACCGTGATCGTCACGGAGCCGGCCTTGCCGTGCAAGCGGACCGCCTCGACGACCTCGGCCAGCGCGTCGTCGGCATCGCGCTGCACGTTCCCGTCGTCGAAGTCGCTGATCTCGGCGAAGATGTCCACTGGTCCTCCTCTTGCGGCCCGAATGCCCCTCGGCCGCGCTCCTGGGGGTCAACGACCAACGGTCCACACATGCCCGCACTCGGGCTCCCAGCAGCGGCGCTCGCCGCGCACCCGCATGGTCTGGAGCCACCACTCGCTGCCGCACGACGGGCAGCGCTGGTCATTCAGCGGCACGCAGCACTCAGGCGGATTCCCGCCGGCGCACGCCGGCTGCTCGGGCGTGGCTGACGTGCTCATGCGTGTTTCTCCCGCAGGTTCGGCCCGAGGATCGCGTACAGCCAGCCCATCGCATTGACCCGTGAAAAGATCCGGTCCCCGAGGTAGTCTTCAAGCTCGGCCGGGCCGAGGTTTGTTGACAGGATCGTGCGGCGGCGCTCGTTGTATCGGTGGTTGAGAATCTCGAACAGGCGCTCTTCGGCCCACCCGGTCACCCGGGCCGCGCCGATGTCGTCGAGCGCCAGCACATCCGACGACTTGCAGGCGCCCACCAGTGCCGCCTCATCCGGCTCCAGCGCGTCGCGGCTACGGTAGGTGGCCCGGATATCGGAGAGCAGCTCCACGAACGGGCGGAACAGCGCCGGCCGACCATCCGACAATGCCCGCTTCACCAACCCGATCATCAGACCCGTCTTGCCGACACCGATGTCGCCAGCCAGGATGAGCCACGGCGAGACCGGCTCATGCCACCAGTCGAACATGTCGCCAGCGATCTGCTGATCCGGGAAGGTCGAGAGGTCCAGATCGGTGTACTCCTCGGGGATGCGCGAAGCGGCGCGGTAGATCTGCGCCTTGCGAGCGGCCACGATCCCGCAGCGGCACTCGATCAACCGTCCGAAGTCCTGGTGCCCCGGCTGCACGTCCAGTCGCAGCCATCCGGCGCCCTTGCAGCGCGGGCAGACCAGCTCGACCTCGGGCTCGGGCGCCCGCTTGCCGGCTTCGATCAGGCGCGCATACTCAGCGTGGCCGAAGAACGCCTTGAGACCATCGCCCAGACGGCCAGGCCGGCGCTCAGCGGTCATGTCGCGAGTCCGCATTCGTGTGGACGTTGAACCGACGCCGGCTCTCTTCGGAGAGCCACGACGTGGATTGCTTCGAAGCGGCGCCGGGCGGCATGCGGTCCTGGCCGTTGCGCGACGGCTGCGCGGGCCGTGGCTTCAGGTGCAGGAACTGCTCGGAGCGCTTGTCGCTCTCGAAGAACCACGCCACGCCACGAGTCGCGTTGTTGTCCATCCACCATGAGTCGGCTGCGAAGTGGTCAATGCCGGCCTTGAGCTCATCCAGCGTGAAGCGCTTCAGCCGCGCCCGGATCTTCTCGGGGGCGTTGATGCGAACCTTCGGCTGGATCTTCGAGCGGTAGTAGTCAAACAGCACTCGTTCGGGCGATTCCGCCGGTATATCTTCTGGGTCGTTCAGTTGGGTCGTTCTCTTGGGTCGTTCTTCTATAGGTGCAACCTCAGAAGTTGCGGGGGGCGCAATCTCTGGGGTTGCGGGGGGTGTAAAGCTCACGTTGCGGGGGGGCGCAATCTGACGTTGCCCCCCCGCAATCTCAGGTTGCGGGGTGCGGCAGTGTTCAGGTGCTAGCACGAATTCCATGACGATGCGGTAGCGCGACGCAATCTGAGACCCGGTCGCCTCGTCGTGTTGCTCGTGGATCTCGATGTAGCCATGCTCGGCGAGATCTCGGAGGGCCTTAGAGACGGCCTGCCGGGTCACGCCGATCCGCACCGCAAGCTGCTTCTGCTTCGGCCAGCACCAGCCCTCTGCATCGGCGTAGGTGCCGAGTGCCACGAGCACCCGCAGTTCGGCTGCACCGACACGACAGTCATCAATGGCGACCGCCTGGATGATTGAGAGTGTGCCGGAGCGCCCGCTGCGAGGCATCACTGGCCTCAGAACCCGTACCGATTCCATGCCGTCACCTGTTCCCCTTCCGGGAGTTGCAATTACGGCAGAGCGTCTGGAGATTGTCCGGATCGTTCGTGCCGCCGTTGTCGAGTGCGGTGATGTGGTCGACTGTCAGGAAGCGACGGACGCCGCAGTGCTGGCACCGGAAGTCGTCGCGTTCCAGGATCTCCCACCACAACTCGCCTTTGATCTCGTAGCGCAGACGCTTGACGTGGGGCGCACGCTGCGCCTGTTCCTCTGCACGGCGCCGCCGAAGCCAGCGCAAGCACTGCGTGCGATCGTGCTCACTCGGCGGGTCGCCGAACATGCGGCGGTATTCTTCGCAGGAAGGACAGGTGGCGACCGGGGATTGATGCAGCCAGTGACGCTCGTGCGTCCAGGCCAGAAGCGCTATCGTCGGGCTGTGTTCCGGATAGGCGTACCTGTTCTCGTAGCGGTATCTCCCATCGTCCACCCACCAGTAACCATCAGCCTGTCGTCCTGGCACTAGGACGTACTCTGCTGCCGTCTCCATGCGCTACGCTCCATGCCTCGCCAGGCGCGAATCCGGGTGGATCGGCAGCGCCGGTTGCTCCGAGATCCAGGCGTCCAGCCGCATGACCGCCTCCACGAGCTGCGCGTCCGTGAGCAGCTCGGGGTCCGTCTCGGCGATGCGCTGGGCGTGGCGGTGGCGCAGCCTGAGCGCCTCGCCCCGAGCTCGCGGTACCGCTCGATCAGGCCGAGGCGCTCGACGGCGCCGATGGACGCAGCAAGCTCGACCATTAGCCGGCCGCCTGCGATGTTGGAGTCTGCGTGCCGTTCGCCGCGTTGATGCGTGCCCGGAGATCCTTGATCAGGTCGATGAGCCGCGCACGATCCAGGCGCGACGGGTCGTCGTTGGTGACACTCAGCCCCAGCGCTCGCGCTGCCTCCAATCCGCGCGTCGCGTCAGCCACGAGCTCGGCCTTGGTCTTAGGCGGTCGCGGGGCGTCGGCGGCGTGCCGCGTCGGCTCGTCTTTCGCCCAGGCGTCCAGGCCGACGCCGAGCAGTCTGGCGCACCGCTTCAGCGCGTCCGTGGCAGCCGCCTTGTAGTCGTTGCCGAGGGAGATCCGCTCACCGCTCCGCTTGCGGTTGACGGGCTGCCAGCCGCGCTCGATCTTGACGGCGGTCGTCGTCCGGTACCCCTCGTCATTCGGGTCGTGAACGACAAACCGCGCGCTGAGCTGGCCCAGCACCCAGACCTCATCGGCCTCGACGTCCAGGCCGTGGTCGAGTGGCTGCCAGTCCCACCCGTCAGGCCCGAGGGCGTAGTTCAGGTGCGTGATGATCTGCTCGCCGGTGTAGTAGTCGGCGCCGGTGTGCGGGTGCCGCTGCATCGGCCCGGGCGATTCGGTGAGGCGCTCGAATGGCGTCATGAGGCTGCCTCCAGGGCCTGCTCGGGATCGAGGATGGCCGAGGCCAGTGCGAACGCTGTGTTACATAGGACGGCGTTACCGATCTGCTTCGTCACGTCGCTCTTGGTCCCGTGGAACTGGTAGTCCGGCGGGAAGCCCATCGTGGCGGCGAGCTCGGCGTCGCCCGCTTCGACGACCAGGCTCACAGCGCACCGCCGACAGCCAGCCAGACCAGTCTGATCGCGAGCAGCGCGGCCAGCACCCAGCCGAGCGGCCCCAGCAGGTCGGCGCCGCTCAGTTGCCAGTCGAGACGCGTGAACGACCATTCGGCGTACACGTTGCGATGGCCGCCGCAGCACCGCTCGACGCAGCCGGGCATCGGCCGCTGCTCCTGGCGATCCTGGGTGCCGTAGAGCATCACCAGCAGCACTTCGTCGTCGATCACGTCGGCTGGCTGGTACGAGGCGTAGCGCCGGCTCACGAGGCACCGCCAGCGGCGACGGGCTTCGCCGGCCATATCGTCCTGCCGTCCGTCTCCGCGATCGCCTGGATCAGTCCGACTATGTCGCCGCCTCGCCAGGCGACGATGATTGGCGTCTGCCAGTGTGTGCCGTGCCGTTTATGAAGCCGCTTGGGGATCGGGTTGAAGACGCCTTCCCAGCGGTCGGGCTGGCCGACACCCCACGGCTCTACCCGTGCGATGTGCCAGAAGCAGATGTAGTCGTCTCGATTGGCCCGGCCTGCCGCCACGTTCGTGAGAACCACCAGAGAGCTTGTCATCGGACCATCACCTCGTCGCCGCGCCCGAGGCGGCCATCGGCGATCAGCCGCCGCACGAACTCGCGGCGCGTCTCGCGCGCCCAGACCTCGCTCGCGTCTTTCACGCTCCCGCCCGTCCCTTTCCACATCAGGAAGCGCTCGCGCTCGGGCCGCGTCCACCCGCGCTCGTCGCGGCCCGTCTCGGTCCGCCAGACCGCGTCTTCGTCCAGTCCCAGCGACGCCATCAGGTCGCGCCCGAGCGCGGCAGCGGCGTCAGCCGCCAACGCCTTCAGCCGCCGCCGCAGATCGGGCGGGTTACTGGCTCGCGAGTCCAATCGGTCCAGGCTGTCAAGCCACATCGCTCTCACCACCTCCCCGGTCATCACGACGGCACCTCCGCCGTCAGCAGCGCTGCCGCGTGCACCAGCTCCCGCGCGGCCGGCCGCGTGTCGTGGGCGAGCAGCATGGCGGCCTGCTGGACGAAAGCCCGGGCAGTCGCGATCTCACCCTCGCGCACCTGGCGCCGGTTGTGCCGCCGGTCCACGATGAAGCCGAGCCCAGCCAGTGCCCGGATGACCGGCGCCGCGTAGGCGTGATGCCATTGACTCTGACGATGCGCCACCCCCCTGTCGCCGGTCAGGTACGTCTGGACGTGCCGCGCGCTGTAGCCGTACTCGCGGGCCAGTTCGCCGCGCCCGGCGCCGTCGCGGTAGTAGCGGAGCACGATCCACTGCACGATGGCGCCCTGCTCGTCATCCTGCGGACGCCGTTCAAGCACCGGCCGCGGGCTGCCGTCCTTCCAGCGCCAGCCGAACGAGCGGCGCGCTGTGGTCGGCGGACGGTCCGGCGGCAACAGCAGCGGGAGGCCCGCTGGCCGTGGTGCCATCTCAGCGGCCATGTGGCACCGTCCAGCGGTCGCTCATCAGCCCGGCCGCGCGCTGCTCGCGGGCCAACTGCTCGCGCGTCTCGATCGCCTCGGCGACGGCGGTCTGGGCCTCGACGCCCCAGATCTTCGCCCGGCGCCGGCCGTCGATCAGGTCGTGCGCCTGGGCCAGCGACTCCAGCAGCGCGCCGATGGCCCGGTCGGCCGAGGCCAGACAGTCGGACAGCCGAACGTTCAGCTCCTGGAGGTCCGTGGCGGCGCGGTCCTCCGCGCGGAGCGCCAGCGGTCGCGGGTCAACGATCATCCTGTCCTCCGAACTGCAGCCGGCTACCATGGCAACCGTCCCTGTCCCGCTCGATGGAACATGTACAGCCAGGTTAGTGCGGCCACGATGGACAGCGCCGCCAGCGCGGCGGCTGCCGCCACGGTCATGCCGTCGCTCTCGTCGTCAGACACCGTTTTCCTCGCAGTCGTTCGGATCGATCGCCAGCCACACCTGGACGCCGCCGTGCTGCCCCTGCCCGGACGGCTAGGCGCGATGGGACCCGGAGCGGCACGGGTTGTGTGCTATCCTGAACGGTGACGACTTCCACTTCCGAAGTCCTCCTGGCCCGTCTCAGCTCGCGGCTGAGACGGGCCGCTTGCTGTCTCTAGCTCTGCACAGCCGGCGTGTACTCGGCGGCTGTCTTGCCGAATGTCCAGGCCACCGCTTCCCGCGCCGTTCGCATAGTCGGTGGCACGCGGAGCCAGTAGTCCTTGAAGCTTCCGTCCGGCTCGGCCGTCGCGTTCACGACTTCGACCATGACGAGCGGCTCGTCACCACGGAGGTCGGCGCGCCAGAGCGTGCCGAAATCGTCCGAGCTCAGCTTTCTAGCGCCGATCTCTCGGACGTACCGATCCGTCCCAAACCGGTCAAGCATCACGCGGCGAACCTCCGCGTTCCGCTCGTCGCGGATCTGCGCCGCAGTGAGCCGCTCCGGTTGGCGGATCACGATCTCTGGCACGGTCACTCCATGCCAGACGTACAAGTCCCAGCCATCGGAGTAGGCGAGTGCTGGGCCGTCGTCGGCATGCAGACGCCCGCGCGCATCCCGTTTCAGGACGATCGGCCGATCCGACAGTAGCGCAACGCCCTTCCGGGCGATCCACCACCCTGACGTACGATGAAGGCTACTCAGTCCGTCAAGTCGTTCACATGTCGCCAGGCCACAGATCTGGCGGAAGTAGTCGTAAAACGCGAGCCAGGGACATTCCCAAAATGAGTTCACCGAGGCCATGACCGAGGCCCCGACCGAGGCCCCGACCGAGGCCCCGACCGAGGCCCCGACCGAGGCCCCGACCGAGGCCCCGACCGAGGCCATGACCGAGTCCCTGACCGAGGCCCTGACCGAGGCCATGACCGAGTCCCCGACCGAGGCCCCGACCGAGGCCCCGACCGAGGCCATGACCGAGTCCCTGACCGAGGCCATGACCGAGGCCATGACCGAGGCCCCGACCGAGGCCCCGACCGAGGCCCCGACCGAGGCCCCGACCGAGGCCATGACCGAGTCCCTGACCGAGGCCATGACCGAGGCCATG